CTAGATTCAAGTTCTCGTAACTTGGATACGCGTGCCACGGTCTATATTTAGGATCAAAGTGAGATGGATCGACGCCATCAACAGGAGGTCTGTAGTCCGCGTCGCAACCAATAAGATAAATCGGATTAAGTCCTAAATAAGCCGCCACCTGCATTGCCGGAAAAGCGGTGCAAGCAAATTTAGAAAGGCGATTAGATATATCGTCTGACCAAAAATCATTGGTTGCTTCATTGTGTTTTCCTAGCCAATCCTCAAGCTGGGAGCAACTAAGATAAATCACGTTATCGTTAATACTTTCATCCAGATAATTCTTGTAGCCATCACAGCAAAAAGCAATCTCAGACGAGCGAATACCAGCCAGATTATCGGGTCTATGGATAGGATCATTTATAGCCGAGGTAGTGCCTATATAAAATCTTGGACGCCAGGAAGTTTTGGGGAAGATCATTCCAATACGGTTCATTCCAAATGTGATCCATCCAGAATGCTCAAGTCGATCCAGTATTTCGGGAGTTGTGCCTAGACCATTGCCTACAATAAATGCCCGCTCTCCAAGATGGCGATTTTTGTAATTCTCGATATTTAAATCTTTGTTTACCATAATTCCCTCTTTTTCCAATCGGGCCTAAGCCAAGTACGCCTCGCCAACACGGCGCTTATTCCACTAATATGTACAGTTAACCATTCGTCTTTAGACACTTGAGAAACGACGTTGCAAATAGCAGCGTGTGCCATGTCATGATTATCAAATTGTATTACCTTATCAACACAAGCTTCGCAATTTACCCAATCTGATAAACAGGCCTTATAATCATGCTGACCATCTATATATGCACTATTAAACTTGCGGTTTGGAGGCAAGGGCCAGGGTTGAGATTTCTTAGTCACTAGCTCAATTCGATCCTGAACATTGAAAAGCTCAAGATTCTTTCTCACAATTTCGGGTGTGACTGGAACGTTGCTTCCAGGATCGACTTTAATGCCGTAATAACTATCTAGTGGATCGACGCAAATAATATTGCCACTTAGCCCATATTTAATTTTCGTCAACGCCGATAATATGGCACTTCCTCCAAACAATGTTCCGATTTCTAAATGATCCCCGTCTCCTGCCCACTTAATCATTTCTGCTAAAACGCCCCAATCATAAGGTTGGCCTGCATAGCGCCCCTTCATTCGCTCATGAATTTCTAGTCCCTTTCCTATGCCAAATTTATGAGCATCTTTCAATTCAAATATTGCCGATGTGGGAACAAGTTTTTTGCCCATTTACCTAAAGATCCTTCAGTTTATTTGTAATATCCTTGGTCATACTCTCTGATGAAATAGCCCTTAATCCCGTAATTTCTGCGCGCACTTCAATTACTTGCATCAAGGCGTTAGCACTTTCCCATAGTTGATCAAATGCACCGCACATAATAAGCTCTCGCTTATGCTGCCAAAGCACGTCGTAAAGCCCGCTTACTGAATGAAGGCATTTGTTCATCACAAGTGCCTCGCGCACGTTATAGGTTATCATGCGCTCGTAGTGCGCGGCAATTGCCTCATAGATACAATCTTTTTCCGTCATAAATACTTACCAGATCTCCATTGCTTTTAATAATTTCTCCATTGGCAAATGCTCGTAATATCGATAGGTTTCCCTGAGCGTTTCCATCCATGATTCGAAATATATCTTTTTCCCTTTTTGGGCAAACGCATCCCTCAAATCATCGATGTCTGCCACCAATTTCGTTCCCTCAACTTCGCCCCTACGCATTGGTATATGTTGAACATTTCGCACATCTTTATCAGCAACGGTAAGAATATCTGCCGCTACTTGGTTGACCGTCATTCCTATTCCACGGCCAAAATCCCAAACTTGCTTACACAATTCCAGCCTCGTTGCCTCAACGGACCACCGGGCAATATCCCTGGAGGACACAAGATCGCATACGTTCTCGCCCGTCCCAAATATGGTCAAAAGCTCTCCGTATCTTGCTTGTAAGCAAAATGTCGGAACAATTTTCCTCACAGGATAAGCATGTTGTCCTGGCCCATAAGCATTAAACCATCTCATTACAATGACGTTCAGATCATATCTTTCGTGGTATATCTTCATGAATTGCTCTGCCGCGATCTTGGTGATTGTATAAGTATTCAACCAAGGATTGGGCTTGCTTGGGTAGAACAATCGTTTTACGCCAGCTTCGACGCAGGCATTTAGGGTATTCACTGCTCCCATCACATTTACTCTAATCGCACTAATAATCTGATCATCCAATTCAGACGTTCCAAGAACGCCAGCTATCAGATAAACCTCGTCTGCGCCATCAACCACATCTTTTATGGTTGATGGTTCCGTCAAGTCACAGAAGCGGCTCTCGACACCATCTTTCAATTCGCGAATATTCCTATCGGCACTAATAACTTGATCGCCTCTTGCCACTAGCTCGTCAACTATTGCGCCGCCAAGAAATCCCGAACCTCCAATCACGACACATTTCATAATTAAATCACTCCTGTCTCTTGTATAATGGTTTTTATTCTTGCTTCCCAAGTATGTTCCTCAACGGCCTTGCGTCCTTGCTTTCCAACTTCCTCCGCCCAGTCCATATCGTTTAGAAGCTCGTGAATGATGGCTACGGCCTCGTCCTCACTGTCAAAGCCAAGGAAATCTCGACGATCCTTAAAAAGCTTCATGAGATCGGGAACTCTGTTCATAACCGCTGGTATACCAAAGGCCATCAGTTCGTAGCATCTAGCCGTTGTGTCTTGAAGACTTGACCAATTGAGTCCTATCTTCGTGTTGTGATAAATCTCACGGGCATCATCATAGGACGGTCCTAGCTTCGAGAAGACTTTGAAACCAGCGCCTTCCCTGTGTAGATGATTGTTTGGCTGGCGCAACCTATTCACAAGATTTATTCGGTTGGGGTATTGAAGGCCGATCAAGGCGGCGTCCCACTCGCGCTCTCTGATTGGTTTATCCGTTTGCGCGTGCCACTTAGGGGAATATGCATATGGTAGCCAGATGTCACCTGACTTCATATAGGGCGTTTGCATATTGAAAAAGTAATCTGCGCGCTCGCGCGCACCTGTGTAGTTGAGCACATGAGGATCTGTTGCTACAACAGCCAATGGCGCACTAATCGGCTTACCTATAGCCTGCAATCCGGCGTTTACTTCCAACCACAGGTCGGGTTCCCAGGGCTTGTGTTTCTCAAGCATTGCATAAGAAACCATCGGAGGTTGGGTCATTGGCGTCGGGTGATCTGGCTTGAGTACATATTTTTGTGGCAGATTCATTCCTCTTGGATTTTCTTTATTAGCCCAAGGGATTTCGCGCCCTGCATAAGGACCAGCACACCATGTTTCAATATTGGGATAGCTGAGTAAGGCTTCCCACAGGTATCGACAGATTGCTACTGGATACCAAATACCTGTTATTATGACCTTGAGTTTCTTTTTCTTAGCCAATGTCCAACGCCTCATCGGTTATCTTGTCAACCCTGACAAGCGAAATATCTCCCATTACAATCGCAATTGGCGTTTCGGGATCTGAGTACCATTCTTTTATCCTAACCGCCAATTGATCGGCCTCTGCTTGTAAAACATCAGGGCCACATAAGATCATATATTTGGCTTCGGGATGAATCGGGATTATTCGCTTAATCTCCAAATGTTCAACATCAATCTCATCAATACTGGGTTTGATTGGATCAGTCATCATGGCTCCTTTGGTTCGTTGGGCAAATTCCATTTCTCGGCAAATTTAGCTCGCATTTTGATAGTATGCGCGTATCGATCAGGGTTGTAACCAATTGTGCTGGCTGCTCTATGAATAACCGGCAGACCCAATTGTATAAGTGGAGATCCTGCCTTTGCTGCACGATAAGATAAATCAAGATCCTCATAATCATAAGGCGAAAATCGCTCATCAAAACCACCCAGCATGTCCCAAGTTGCTTTCTTCATAGCCAGGAAATGACCCATTAGATATGGTATGAGAGGAAGGTGCCCAAACTCATTCCAGCCAGCGGGCCAATTAATATACGCTTCCCCAACAATTGCGTTAGGTGCTACTTTTAATGCGGCAATAACCGGTGTAATAAAATCGCCAAATGCCTGTACGTCGTCACTGAGCAAGAATATATATTCGCCATTCGCGAATTGCAAAGCCTCATTCCAGCCAGCCGAAAAGCCGACATTCTTTTCAATCTTATGTGTATGAAATTGTAGTTTCCAATTATTGAGTCTGGCCACCTCGGACTGTGCCAAAAGGCATAATGCGATGTTCGAACCCTCAGAACCGTTATCAAATACAATAAGCTCAACGTCGGAACGCGAAGAGTACAAGCGCTCAATCTCTCTAATACGCTCGTCTATAAGATCGGCTCTTTTATAGGTTAAGAAAAGAACTGAGTTTAGAGGACGCTCAGAAGGCTTTACCCCTGGCATTCTCCCACTCCGATATGCCGCGTAATCCATCGATGGGAGAATAAATAGGAAGACCTAGTTTTTGGGCGTTGTTGACATTCAAGCCACCCCGCAGTGGCCTCTGCGCCTTACCCTTTATCGTTTGGGTAGGTACTATAATGTCAGGGTCAGCCCCAAAATGTCTAGCTATCGTTCTTCCCCAATCGTAGCGGCTCAGAGTGAGATCGCCCGCGATGTTTATAATGCCAGTTAAACCGCGTTCGATTGCTATCAGCAAAGCCTCGGCTAAATGTGGAATATAAGTAGGTGTACCAAAAAGATTATCGGGCAATTCTATTTGGGAATTTGATTCAATCATTTCTCGTACTTGTTTCACAAAATCAGTTCTAGTGTTAATTCCAAATAAATCAAGCGTTCGAATAATCAAAGTTGGAGAGCGTATTTCGGCGGCCTTCTCGCCTCCGAATTTCGACCAACCGTACCAACTCAATGGATCTGGTTCATCTGCCTCAGTAAAAGGGCCTTCATCATTTCCAAATACATATCCAGTGGATATCTGAACAAACAAGCCTTCGTGATTTACCCTTAGGATGCCAGGTGAGCGTAGATTGGTAAGAAGCACCTCATAAAGATTTTCGCCCACCTCCGCACCGTCTACATCGGTCCAGGCTGCACAGTTTATAAGTACATCTGGCTTAATGCTATCCAGTTCGCTCTCGACAAGACTTGGATTGTTTATATCAAAGTCAAGCGGGATACAACCTTTATCTACTAGGCAAGAGCCTAGCCGCCCTTTAGGTCCTGTAACAGCAATTTTCACTTATTGCTTTCCGCTATGCGCCGCACCCTAACAGATTGTTCAATCTTGACAGGCCTTAGAATCTCTTGATGAGAACCAGACATTACGGTGGGATCTGGACCTGATGGCTCTTCAGGCTCGACAGGCTCTTCCGATTCGATTTGTTCTTCTGCTTCAGCCGGCTCCTCTGATTCCGCCACCTCTTCCGTTTCGCATGGCTCAGGAGTCTCGGTCGGCTCTTCTGGTTCCACCAGTCCCTCTAACTCGACTGGCTCAGTCGGTTCTGCCAATTCTTCCTCAATATACTCAACTGGAAGCTCGTCTAATGAACCATCTTTTTCCAGATAAGGCTCAAGAAAAACCAAGATGGCGTCAGAAATCGAGTCTTCGGTAAGCTTAGGCAAAACAGAAAGATCAACGCCGATCTCGTCTGCCACTGCGATGATTTCTTGCTTACTCATTCGCATCAGCGCTTCTTTGGTATATCCTTTGGCCTCTTCAACATTTGATTCAGTCATGATCGTCTCCTAAAGTGTTTACCTATTTTACAAAACAAATTGACATTGTGCAAGTTAATGAATAAATTATTTCGTCATATTCCATAAATTAATCGCCGCTGCTGTGGCGAACATAAACGCCTTTCTGCTATTACCGCCACAACAACCACGCTTTGAGCGTTTGGCAAGTATACATGGCACATCTTCTCTTTCAACCCATGTAAGTGCCCAATTGCCTCGAAGAACAAAAACATGGCTTCGGTTAGCACACTTGACGCAAACTTGCCTAGGTCTCCTGTGGCACATTGCAACTTGACCTGCTTCATTGACGATTGCCTCAGGAGGAATTTCCATTAAATTAATCCTAGTAGTTGTCTTTTAGCATGGCTCTTGCCGCCATTACCGGCAAGATATTCAAATCCGTTTTCTAAAGTTCCAGACTGCGTATCGTCATTAGTCACTATTATATCAACTAGACCCTTCGCGTGCGCAGGAGTGTCACAGGTAATTTCTGTTGGATCGACAACCACTATATTGTCGGCAGCGTCTCCGTCGAAAGTTACCGTCGCGCCATCTCTAAATCCGGTGCCAGCCAGAGTCACGCTAGTCCCGCCAGCAGTAGGGCCAGTATCAGGATCGCAGTCGGTAACGGTCGGTGCAGGGTGTGGAAGATAGGCCACCATCAAGTAACAAGTCGATATTCTAACCAACTTATTATTATCCGTCTTTTCGCAGCCAACTTCACAGGCGTTAATGGCAGCTTCGGTCCATGCACCATTGTCGGGATCAGTCATGCAATATCTAAAAAACTCATTCCAGCCAGCCCCAGGTATGTGATCGTTCCCATCAAAGTCTGTTCCGCCACTCCTGAATCTCAACTCACAGCGTCCCCCCACCCCGCCATCACCGCCAGCATGATAGACTGGCTGGACGCCTAGTATCGTTGCAACACCTGGCGGATCTAGAGCAGACATCGCCTCCATAGTTTCGGTAAATGCATTAGCCAAAGTAGCACATGATCTAGTAGTCACCAAGTCGTCGGGTGGAATTTCATCCACAAATGTCCAGTCATTATCCCAGCAAGCATCATCATGGGCACCCGTGCCATCAGGTATCAAGATACCAACAACCCAATCGTCTCCAACGGTATCGCGACAGTTCTCGCCGTCTGAATTGCCCGAAATAATAAAGTTGTCGAAATACATATCGCCAGTGCTGTTTTCCACGGCTCCCAAATAGCAACCGTTAAAGCTACGGTTGCCAGAGGCTCGTGCAAGCGTGCTGAATGCTTGTACACTATTATCTGCTCTGTACATATCAAGCTCAAAAGAGCCAGCCGGAATATAAACCCTAACGTGGACAGCGTACCAGATGCCCGTTGAGATATTAGCGTCACTGTTGACATATGCCCCAGCGAAATCAGACCACATGCTGACTTGACCATTCTCGTCGACACGAGCCTTCATATTTACGCCGCCAACAAGTTTGTTTACTGCTGTGAAATGAAGATACTTCTCAGCGCCCGGAAGAGTTGCAATGTATAGGTGGAAGGAATAGCCCCAAGGTCGGGTGTCTACGTTATCGAAATAATCTGCTGCGTTGACTTGCGAACCGTAGTATAGATCAGCTTGTTCGTTATCTAAATTCATACGAAACGACGCACCCGATTTCCAGGTTGTAGTCGTATCAATAGTTATAGTGCCGGCTGTACTGTAAGCTAGGGCTGTGTTCTGTTGTTCTGCGCCATCGCAGCCAATATAAGTTGCCATATTTTTATTCCTTACTAATCCTCTGGTTCGACCCAGCCACTAAACCCTACCGTAACCTCAACGTCTGAATCGCTACAGTCGGCTCTTAGGCAAACGCACTTTACAACATCAGAATATTTCACAACTTTTGGTGGTAAAAATGTCTCATCTTTTATCGCGCTGTATTCTTTTGCTGCTCCAGATGTTAATTCTTCATGATAATGAATTGGAGTAAATGTTCCAGAACAGTATCCCTCACTAGTGTATCCAACCTCAAAATGGGCACTGTCATTTATAGAAACAATTCCAAATGCAATTTGTGTAATAACTGCCTGTTCTCCTGGATTTAGATTATGAAAAGAACCAGTCATATTTACGACATTAAGCCCGTCGCCTGGTTTATAGTCATTAACCCAGCAAGTAAAGGTACGGCCTTCGCGGGCCGCCTTAAGCATTTCGGTGTAATAATTCAATCCACTGGTCATTAGAAGCGCGTTGCTATTTAGGTAATGGCATTGGTTCGGCAATCATCTTCATACAATACTTGCATCTACCTTTATTAATGCCTGTTTTGATGATCACATGCTCGTTAGAAGCGCAGATTCTTTCATGCAATACGGCACATTGATCTATGACCATTGCTTGAATGTCGCGTTCCGAGAAAAACTTCTCCATTGCCTCTATTGTTTCGTGAGTATATCCATAAAACGCCATGATTAGCTCCTTTTACTAAATTCCCCATTTAGCTATAAGATAGGCTTCTACTTTCGCTCGATCTGTGGCATTAAGTATGGGACTGTAAATAAGAAACTCAAATAAATATCCGTCAAACAGGTAATTTCCAGCAGTATTAGCGCATAGAGCAGCATCATCTGCTAGTTGGTGAGCTACAAGTCCTAAACTATCACCAATGGATACTCCATCACGAAAAACCTCCGCACCAGCGGCGGCTAATTGGAACGACAATACCTGTGCTGCATCCGTGGCATTTGCCGCATTTTCCCATGCACCATCAAACCACCCAAGTTTACCCGCAGTTGCAGTAACGGAATTGAGCGAAAACTCATCACCAGCTACATTCACATATAGGAAACGCTGATCGGCAGTTGTTGCAGTGTCTCTAGTCTCACAGGCAACAATAATGGTATGGTCCGCCAAGGCAATGGCAGATGATAGATCCAAATCCATCCAATGATTAGCTCCATCAAATTCAACGGCAGCCAACCCATTCCTATAGGCTTCCCGAAAATGTGGTTTATCGAGAGCAATCGCTTGTGTAGCATGTCTAGAATTACCGCTTAAATCATCCCAAGCTGAAACATCATCGCCATCATTCAATCCAACAATTTGTGAGACATCTAGCCATAATTCACAATCAGCTATGTCGAGGGGCGACCAAACTGCCGACTGAACCGCTAATCTACCAACCGCATAGCTTGCACCAACTCTTATTGACCTTGATGGTGTTGGTAATTTGCCCTGGCTAACCCTAAAATTATCCCAAAGATTGGAATCGCAATTTTTTTGTACCAAGCCTACCAAAGTGTTTGTCGGATAATCAGCCATCGCCCTCGCTACCTTTTTCTCGCCATTAATATATCCCGCTACAAGATTATCCTCAATAACCAACATCATTTTTTTTGTTTCTCCAACATTCCAGCTATATTCTGCAAAAGTTCCCGCACCGTCTATTATGCCGATTCCCAAATACCCATAATCTTTAATATAATAAAGACCCAGGCAATTATGATCCAGGTCTCCGGCACCACAAATGCCAAAAATGCCCGTAACATTACAGCCCGCACCGTATGTTAAATCAGCCTGAATACAAACATTCCGTTTACCAGAATCAATCATTGCAAACTCATTTTGAAATACTGCAGATGTTACGCTAGCCTTATTAAATACTATCTCCCAATCACCAACAACCTCATTCCAACCGCCATGCAATGAATCTCTATCAGGAGCATGATCTTCAAGTTCGCCACTATCAGTAAATGAATCTTGTATTAAATAATCTTGAACTACTAATCTATTCTCAGCATATATTCTTGATGGCATTTCAATCTCCCATTAATCAAAAGGTAGCGCCGACCCAACGGCGCGGCGCTACCTCTAGTTCATGAACCTCGCTCTTATTCGTCGTACCAGTTAATCCAGCCACCTATTCGTGCGCCACCTACAAGTTGGATAACAAGCATCTCGTTAAAATTAGTCTGGAAGTGGAACAAGTCAGGTGTTGCGGGTGCGCCACAGAAGAAACCATCACCATCAGCCGGTAAGCTCATAGGTCCGGTTAGCGCAGTTCCAGTCCAACCAGATTTGAAGATGACTTCCGTATCTGCACTTGCTATCAGCATAAACTCCATCACCTTCACGCGCTCACTGGATGTACCTGTGATTAGCATGTACTCACCTGCTGTGCCAGTGATATTAATTGGCGTGCGTTCGATTACCTTTGTCTGACCTGATAGCCCTATAATAGAGCCAGTGGGTAGATGTGCCTTGACCGAATCGGTTGATTGATCGAGCGAGACATCGGCTACGACTGTTCCTGTGCATATTGCTACTTGCAAGCAACCGTCTGCCGAGATTCCCGCAATGTCACCATCGCTATCTACTAAGCGAACGCTACCCGTGACGTATGCGGTTACCTCATCGCTGCCTTTATCAAGATCTCCTATTGCTACCGTACCGTCAACGGTGATCGATCCGCCACCGTCTTCTATAACCACGCTTCCAGTCACATAAGCCGTAACTTCATCCGTATCTTTAGCAAGTACGGGATCACTTAATACATCAACCTGGAGATGCCCATCGTTGTCAAGTAGTACGGGCCGATAGCCGCTTGGGGCCATTCCCCAACTTGAAGTTCTTAGCGCATAAGAACCGCTTGCACCCTCGTTTCGTAGCCTATCCCATGTGCTGTCTACTTCGTCCCATCCGTGAGGGAAGGACCCGACTGCTGGTGCCGTAGGCGATGCCGTTGCATCTGCTAGCGCGGCCGCGGCAGGTAGCTCGGTGTCAGCAACTACGGTTCCTGTACATACAGAAACTTGTAGACATCCATCGGCTGTTATAGCTGCTTCATCACCGTCACTGTCCACTAAGCGAACCGAGCCAGTAACGTAGGCCGTGACTTCATCCGAATCCTTATCAAGATTCTGAACAGTTACAGATCCATCAACCGTGATGGCACCGCCTCCATCATCTACCGAGATTGTGCCTCCACCATCGCCTACGACCACTGATCCAGTGCAGACAGCTACCTGTAAGCATCCATCCGCATTCACGCTCGCGCGTTGATCAGAGTCGCCGTCTTTGATTTCTACCGCGCCTATTTGGATATCACTACTGAGGGAGACTTTTAGTGCATCATTCTCGTCTACAGTTAGACGCGACCAAGAACCGCTCGCGGGATAGTAACCCATGCCAAAGGCACCAACTGCTGGTGCGGTCGGATTCGCGAAGTCGTCACTTAGGACTGCCGCGACTGGTAATTCGGTGTCGGCAGTAACAGTACCATCAACCGTTAATGCACCTCCGCCATCATCGACAGAGATTGTGCCTCCACCATCACCCACAACCACGCTACCCGTACAAACAGCAACTTGGAGACATCCATTAGCGTCTATTTTGGCAAGATCACCATCAGCGTCAACCAAACCAACCGATCCAGTAACATACGCAGTAACTTCGTCGGTTGTTTTGGCAAGAGCAGGATCACTCAAAACATCGATTTGAAGATGTCCTTCGGCGTCGATCAGAACAGGCCTATAACCAGATGGTGCCATACCCCATATTGAAGATCTTAGAGCGTAGGAGCCACTCGCTCCCTCATTTCGCAAACGATCCCACGTAGAATCTACCTCATCCCACCCGTGCGGGAATGAGCCAACGGCAGGCGCAGTAGGTGTGGCTGTTGCATCTGCAAGAGCAGCGGCAGCCGGTAACTCCGTGTCAGCAACAACACTACCTGTGCAAACTGCAACGTGCAAGCAACCGTCAGCATTAATATTGGCAAGATCACCGTCAGCATCAACTAGGCCCACAGAGCCAGTTACATAGGCCGTGACCTCATCATTTGTTTTGTCGAGTCTGGTAGATAGGTCTACTTTCACGCTACCCGACAAACCCATATAGATTCGATCCCATGTCAAACCGTTGTAACCCATTAAACTAGAGGCTACAGCTGGTGCAGTTGGGTTAGCCATTCCATCAGCAAGTGCCGCGGCGGCTGGCAATTCGGTGTCGGCAGTAACAGATCCATCGATAGTTAATGAGTCACCACCATCTCCTACAACAACAGAGCCAGTACAAACTGCGACTTGTAAGCATCCATCAGCGCTCACGCTCGCGCGTTGATCAGAGTCGCCGTCTTTGATTTCTACCGCGCCAATTTCAATGTCGCTACTTAGTGAAACTTTTAGTGCATCGTTTTCGTCTACTGTTAAACGAGACCAAGAACCACTTGCAGGGTAGTAGCCCATGCCAAATGCGCCCACTGCTGGTGCAGTCGGATTCGCGAAGTCGTCACTTAGGACTGCCGCGACTGGTAATTCGGTGTCGGCGGTTACCGTACCGTCAACCGTAATTGATCCACCGCCGTCTCCTACAACTACCGATCCTGTACAAACTGCAACTTGCAAGCAACCATCTGCCGTAACCTCGGCGCGTTGATCTGTGTCACCGTCCTTGATTTCAACAGCACCTATTTCTACATCACCTTCGAGATGTGCTATGACCGTACCAGTGCAAACTTGAACTTGCAAACAGCCAGCCTCAGAGACGCCAGCTTCATGACCTTCGCTGTCAACAATTCGAATAGTTCCCGTCACATAAGCCGTGACTTCATCAGTATCTTTGTCGAGTACGGGATCGCTGAGAACGTCAACCTGTAAGTGGCCATCATCATCAAGAAGCATGGGCCGATAGCCACTAGGGGCCATACCCCAGGATGATGCCCGTAAGGCGTAAGATCCGCTTGCCCCCTCATTGCGTAACCTATCCCAAGTAGAATCAACTTCATCCCAACCGTGAGGGAAGGAACCAACAGCAGGTGCCGTTGGACTTGCTGTTGCATCTGCTAATGCAGCCGCAGCCGGTAATTCGGTGTCAGCAACAACACTACCTGTGCAAACTGCAACTTTCAAACAGCCGTCATCATTAACGCCAGCCCGTTGATCTGTGTCGCTGTCTTTGATTTCTACTGCACCTATTTCAATATCACCAGTTTCTAGAGTGGCAACAACGGTCCCAGTGCAAACCTGAACCTTTAAACAACCATCCTCAGAAACATCGACCTCATGACCATCACTATCAACAATTCGAACCGAGCCAGTTACGTAAGCGCTGACTTCATCCGTATCTTTATCAAGCTTTGGAATCGTCACCGCACCGTCAACGGTTAGCGAAGAACCTCCATCATCAACAGTAAGTGAATCCCCACCGTCACCAACAACTACTGATCCTGTACAGACGGATACGTGCAAACATCCATCAGCATCAACCTCTGCGCGTTGATCAGAGTCGCCGTCTTTGATTTCAACAGCGCCTATCTGAATATCGCCTTCAACGTGTGCTATAACCGTACCAGTGCAAACTTGTACTAGTAAACAGCCATCATCAGAAACACCGGCTTCGTTGCCATCGCTATCGACAATCCTCACGGAACCAGTAACGTAAGCTGTTACTTCATCAGTGTCTTTGTCAAGTACTGGATCACTTAGAATGTCAACCTGTAAATGGCCATCATCATCAATCAGGATTGGTCTATATCCGCTAGGTGCCATCCCCCATTGAGATGTTCTTAGGGCATATGATCCACTAGCGCCTTCGTTGCGTAACCTATCCCACGTAGAATCTACTTCATCCCAACCGTGAGGGAATGAACCAACCGCGGGGGCGGTTGGTGTAGCTGTTGCATCTGCCAAAGCGGCCGCGGCGGGCAACTCAGTATCAGCAACTATGGTTCCTGTGCAGACGGAGACGTGCAAGCAACCGTCAGCGTCAACCTCTGCCCGTTGATCTGTGTCGGCATCCTTAATTTCAACCGCACCTATTTGAATATCGCTACTGAGAGATACTTTTAATTGATCATTCTCATCTACCGTCAGACGAGACCACGAACCGCTGGCAGGATAATAACCCATACCAAATGAACCCACCGCAGGCGCAGTTGGATTCGCAAAATCATCGGTTAGAACAGCCGCAGCCGGAAGCTCAGTGTCGGCAACTACCGAACCCGTGCATACTGCGACTTGCAAGCAACCATCGGCATTAATCTTAGCCAGATCACCATCGGCATCTACTAAACCGACCGAACCAGTAACGTAGGCTGTTACTTCATCAACATCTTTTTCTAGAGCCGGATCACTTAGAACATCAACAAACGAATGAGATCCAGTCGTCCAGACTTTAAGATAGCCATTGGCATCACTTAGAAATGCTACATAATCGCCATCGCCCCCAGAAGGACCATGTGCATCTTGCCGAACACTCAAGTTAAAGTTACCCCAATCGCCAGTTATATGCGCGGTGTCCTCACGTTTATCAGACTGCACAACTGCTATGGTCCAAATAGTACCTGACGCTAGGCAGACATGAAGTAGGTGACTTGTATCAACATGAGCGCGGTCATCAGTGACATAATCTTTTAACTCAACCGCACCTATCTCGATATCGCCAGGCTCCAATGCAACAACGCCGGATATCATAAAGTTAACAGCATACTCTTGAGCAACAACAAGTTTATAGCCACCAGCAGAACCATCGTATTCGAGTACTACTGGAACACCATTGAATAAACCTGAATATTGTTGACCATCAACTGGTGTATCTGACATACCTGGCATTAGAACCTCCCTGAATTATTAAATTCAAAGATTAAATCTATAATTTCGTATGAGGAGCCGACAGGTCCGTTAGGCCCGCGCCGGCTCCTTTTTGATTTTCCCGACTACTCAGATTATCCGATGGTTGAACAAGTTGCTTGAACTCGGCCTGAGAATAGGGCTGTATAACGACCCTGGGCGCAGCACGCTTTTACAACAAGCGCGGTTTTGCACCAAATCTCAAAACTGATTGCAGTACAACCAGGGGTAAGATCTTTAAGAGCAAGCGGAATCTGGGTTAGCTTATACACCAACGGTTCGCCGTTCTGATTCATTCGTAGGGCATAAATCTCCCCTTGAATATCATCATTATAGGTCGCGTTAGTGAAGTTGTTGTCCGAAGTTACTGCTAATCGGCCAACACCAGTATTGACGTAACCGGCAAAGTTAAATCCTGGGACAATCCGATCACCGCTTGAAAAATTGACCACCTGACTTCCCTGGTAACCAAGCTGGAAGTAAGCAGACATCAACTCTTGCATACTTTGTGGATGCCCAAAAAGGTGCGTTGGTTTTGCACAACTTTCGGATAACCAGCGGTCAAAGCCAATGGCGGTGAAGATTCCAGTGTGGGCACCGGCAGCGTTTGTATGGAAGGTGCAAGTTCCACCCATGTTTGCGTCGTAATTGTCAAGTCCATCAAACTGCAATCCGCCTGGCGCAGCGCTATTGCCAATCACAAGATATTTGTCCCATCCGTTCAGCACTGATGTCATTCCGATTCGAATTTCCTTCTCTTTTAGATCGGAAACACGTTCTTGGCTAAACGTTGCAGCATCGGTTCCGCCTGGCGCGCCTTCACTTGCAGGGAACCCGCCAACAAGGCGGTTAATTCCATGCCAGTTAGCTCCAGCCACAGCCGCCGAGTGCATTATGTCCGAAATGCTGAGGCTTTTCTTCGCGCCTATATTTTTTAAATTCACTGTAAAATTGTCCCCTTCGTGCTCGTACTCCTCAGGACACTCACCATCAGCGAAGAACAAATACGTTGATGCGGCGGTGGAACCAGAGATCATCTGGATGGCATCCATTTCGCGCCAAGTATACGCCTTCAAAGATGTAAACTCCTCAGGTAATGCTTGCCAAAGTGAGACTTCCTCGCACAATGCAATGATCTCGGTTGGGTCAAGTGGAGTAGGGTACTGAGCCGAGAACGTGCCAGGTGTTGCGTATGGCTGAGGCAGGATAACAGGATCGGTGGCTTTTGAAACAAAGACTTCGCCAGTCGAAGGATTGATAACCCGCTCGCCAGTGATATCGGGAACTATTTGTTCTGTCATGACGTTTCCTCCAGAAACTTTTTCTTTTTCTTACTCTCGCCGTGCTTAACGCTACTGATAGATCGCCTTACTCAGTAGCACACATAGCAAGCAGGGTTATTACCGTATTCCTACTGATTTGCGCACTATTGCACGCAGTTTTGGTGTTGGGTTGTCTACCTTAGCCTCTTCAATGTCACGAACAATGAGTTTTTCAGGCGTCTGGTTAACAACGCGTGCTGGAGCGACGATGTGCCGTGGTACTGGCACTTGGGGCGGAGGTGTTGAATCTGATAAGGACTTTACTCTTAGCGCCTCAAGTTCAGCCCGAAGGGGTGCGACAGCCTCTTCAATGGCTCGCTTAATAATGTCCTTTGAAACAGCGCCTTCCGCGGGTACTGCCTCAATATTGGCTAGGATGGCGTCGCCTACGGCATTTATAGCGGGCTGAATCATCTGAAGCCGCGAGGAGCGGTCTACAGGGGTCTCCAGCGCCTCATCATAGGCGGTACGTAGTGCCAAGAAAGATTCATCCAAGGGGTGTGGCTCGGCCATTTCAGAGGTGGATCGGAAGGCAACTTCCTCTTCCTCTTCTACCTCTTCAACGGTTCCAGTCGTTAACCCTTCTTCCTCAGCTAACTCTTCCTCACCAACAAAGGGCGGCTGCCTCTCAACGATAACTTCTTTTGCTACTTCGGGCATAACTACCTCCCTGTGGGTCATGGATTTTAGAGCCTCAAGAGCTTGCACATCAAGCGTTGTTTGAAACGCCTTTAACTGCTCAGCTATTGCTGGCCCATGATCCCGACCCGCTATGTTAGTTAGAACGCCTTGTAAGACGCCCCAGGAATTCATCAAGATTGGCTCGGTTGCTTTTTGGACAAGATACGCTTCGGCTTCGTCAAGTGTTTCAGCCCCACCATAGGGGGCTTCCTCGGCGCTCTCTTCACCCGTTTCCTCGTCAGCCTTGATGATTACTGCATTTGGGTCAATTCCTTCAGTCTTGCCAACTAGAAGCATTTCTAGGGATTTTGCTTCAAGCTCGTCAGCTTTATCATCCCCCACAATGGAAGCGGCATCATCACGTCTCTTATTCATGGATCGTTCCTCCAGTTCTATAGTAGCTTGGGGGTAAGCTGGCCTTCTTGTTAGTGCCAGATGAACAAGGTGGCCGGCCTTATAAATCTTCTCTCCTATGCCTTTTCCACATAGTTCACATCGATCCATAAGAGATTCGCGCCTAAATACACCATGTCCTTCGTGATCGTGTCCCCAGTCAATAAACGCAATCGAAATTCGTATTCGTTGGTCGTGCGGAATATCATCTTCTATGTCTTTCTTGATGGCGTCATAACAAAGGTCTCCTAATTCGCTATTCTCAAATGTGCCCTTTGACTTGAAATAATCGCCATCTGTATAGATTTGAGTCGTAGGTCCTGCTATACCTTCACCTTCCAGATCAAGATAATGGGCAACTCCTAGATATGGCAATCCGCCGTTCCAGGCTTTGCTTGAGAATGGTTCTGGTACAGATTCTTTGGCTTCTGCACGTCGGATGAAGTCATCAAACAATTCTTTCGACATCCTCTCATCAAATAAGTCTCGCTCAACGCCACTTGCTCGTGCAAACCAGCGCTTTTCGCCAGTCTGCTTATCTTTGGCAACTTTCGTGATAATTAATTCCATGCCGACTGCTTGTTCTTGAAGCAATTGTTTTTCAGTCATTTGCTTTTCTCTCAATCCAATCATTGCCAGAAGCCATTGCCGCTATTAATTCATCATGATGACTAACGCCTGACCGCCCCATTGGTGTTCCCCAATAATCGTATGTTTGTCTTGACAGATCCCATCCTTCACTAGTCTTCCTGATAATCGCCTCGTGCCTGCCTTGGCCAACGGTGCGAGTAATCTTATGATGCATTGATCCCAATACAATGCTTCGCCAACCAATAGCAACTTCCCGAAGTTTATTTATCTGACTTTTCCTTGTTCTTGATCCTCCAATCTGCCCAACTCTGCCATAGTGCGGATCATGATATCCTGATCGTGAACCACCTTTTACAATAAGACCTTTTCTTACCATAGGGGTTTTGCACTTAGGGCATTCTTTATCTTCACACGGTTCGCCAGCCACATGTTTGGTTTTATATCCGCATTCTGGACAAACACACTCGCCATCTGGCCCAGCGGCTTTGGGCCCTCCCTTGCGGCCCATCGTTTCCCATTTAGCTTTAGATTTCAATAAGTCTGGCACTAACAAACCTCTTAGTGTAGCAAAATCCGAACCCACTCCTGGAGAATTTGAACTTAGGTTTCCCCTCTGTAAGGCAGGCTCAAATTCATTACAAACATCATCGGCGTCTGGTTTAATTGCAACTTTCTCACACAAACCATTCACATAAAAAACACAATCTCCGCATCGCAGTTCTGGTATACCCATTCCTTCGCGGTAACCAGCCTCACCAGGCGTAAGCTTAATCCTTTTCTTGCCTCTCGCCGTGGTATGGCCAGTGTTGCCGCTTCCACCAGCATCAATTGGCGTCATTTCAAAAGTGGACCTCTGAATCGAGCATAATCAGGGCCAACGTCGCGTTGTATGGTAGCCGATGCAAAGTTGAGCGGATCACCAAGCAGCCAATGTTCACATTTAGTGCCGTCATCCGTAATGGATCGAACAAGCACTGTTCGTTGTAGGGTTTGCGCTTTGTCCGGCTCAACTTTCCATCCGCTAAAGATATATTCGCTCGGATTCAATGGGTTAAGATAAGTAGTCCATCCTCGCTTTTGTTCGCGCTCGACTGCGCACATATAAGCTCTCGATCTGCGCTTAAGATGAATCGCTTTGCAAACCGTTTTATGCTTGAGAGCTAATGATGCCCAAGCCATTCCAGGAAAACCTTCGGGCCTTGCAGCTATTTCATTGCAATATTTATCTACAAGGGCTTGTTCCTGTTCAGGTGTCAAACCATCAACGATAATGGGACCGCCTTCTGTACGCCAAGATCCGCCGCCGATTTCAGAACGAACGATGACAAGCTCGGCTTTCGCATCCTCTGGGGCTTCCACAATTTCCTCTTCGGGGTTTAGTGAAGCTCGCTCAATCATTTGTCCGTCCTTGATCTGCCATAGTCCCTGACTATCACACTCGTAATGCGTCTTCAAAACAGCCCACGCGTCACTGGCGGATTCTCCAATAGATTTTTCCGCGATAATGCATGAGCCATAAGCATCAATCCAATTTTGGGCAGCATGGTAGGGTGACTCGTATAAAGAACCGGGCAAAGGAATATTGCCAACATCAACTTCGAGTTCATTAAAGCTCTTGGCAACCCATTTCTTGCCTTCTCCACCCTTCTTATATTTGTTTTTGACAGCCGACCAGGCTATCTTTGCCGCGCACGCGTCTCGATCTTTCCTTTTCTTACAAGTCGTTTCGTAAGAATTATTGAAGGCCGAGACGTATATATCCTTCGCATGGCTAGGCAAAGTGCCTGGGGCATCGCCAATCCCTATAGGCATTGTAACCTCCCATGTATTAGGCTGTTTACATGATAAATCAATTAGATAAGTCTTTGGTAGAGCATTTGCACCGTATAACAAATATGAGGCGACCCACTAAAAGGGTCGCCTCATCGCTTAGTGCAAATGGGTTTCTTGTATAGAATGGCTGGTTTATTTCTTTTCGATACCAAGCAAGTTCGCTAATGAATCAACAACTTCTTGAACCGCGCGTGATATTACTTGGGCATCCCAAGGAGCTAGTTTATCTTCCTTCAAACTAGCCTTTTGACTATCAAACATTATGCCTTGGTCTTGGTCTAGTCCGAAGTCCCAGGTGAATTTGCCTATTTCATTCCTCACCAATAACCTCCATATCTATTGACCCGTCATTATTTAATCCCAAAATTCTAAACCTAGTATTGCGTTGCAATAGTATTTCGGTCTCTTCGGGATAATAATTTTGATCTTTATGGGTTATATGGCTGATATATGCCGCATTTGTACCTTGAGGTATCCTAATCTTAGCAACGAATCTGGGCGTTTCGGATGGTTGTTCCATCCAAACGTGAGTCATGTGCGGCACCATTGTGGTCGAGGCAAAGCCGAAATCAGTAAATGTCTCACCTATCATCTCTTTTGGATCTTTAAATTCGGGCATCCGCATCGCTCTATAGGCATATACTTCCTCAGGAATTTGTGTTTTATCCAAAACGCCTTCGATCATGGGTATTAATTCCCTAACCTCTTCCTCTGTATATATTGCGTATGGATCGAGTTTGCCTTTCCGTAAATAATCATTGATGGGATCATAGGCTTGTACTCTATAAGAACTCATTGCCAAAATTTCTTCATCGGATAGCGATTCTACAAACTCATCAAAGTTTTCCTCACCCCAATCCATGGCGTTATGTTCTATCTGTTCCTGTATTGCCCGATATTCTCTTCTGGGCATCCACTTTGCCCCTATTGGAACATTCTCGCCGAAATCGCGTGGCCCTTGTATTGATGGTTGAACCATTTGTTCGCCAGTCTCAACAGACACCTCCCCAGCACATTCATCGCGCGGTCTTGAGCCACCATGTACGCCTGGAGGAGGCCCACAATGAGGGTCGTGATATCCTGGTCCTTTACCAACGCGCTCCATAAATTCTGGCAAATCTAAGGAGTTTAGCTGCTTGGTTTTTGTAAAAACGCGTCTAAGAAGACCTACAACAATAGGCATAGTCTCATTCTGTTTAATCACTCTTCTCATTGGCCCCATTACAACTTTCTTTATTTCCACAGATACAACCATTTTCACTAAATAAGGTATTTTCAACACTCGTTGAATATGGTGCTTTTAGTGAAATTGCATTCTTCTAATCAAATGACACTCTTAGTCACTTATTACGCCTCGTGATCTAAAATCGTCACCCACAATGACCCATCGTTCAGGTTCGGGGCGCTGTTCAAATGGCGTCGGTTCGGGTTCTGGCTCCTCTTCCTCTCCCCAATCATAGCCAAGAAGCATTGACCAAACATCGAGTAGTTTATCGTTCATCAACCATCCTAGTCGGAAGAAATTAACACCGACCAATCGATCTTCTAATTCGTCTCTAAGGAAATCAATACCAGCCTCAAGACTGTCAGCGGTAGGCTGCCAACCGTGTTCGTAATACGCAGGTAGGGTTACATGCCAATTCAAGACTCGACCAATCCTAGCTTCCATCTTTTCGTATTCCGATAACATGCCCGCGTAGTCACTTACGCTATCCTGTGTCCCCACATAGTAAGCTTGTGGCGATATGCCTTCGAGCAGATATTGCCCATCTTGGCCAACATAAGTAAGCCATTTATGCCAAGCTATTTCTGGGTGCAACATTGGCCGACGATATGACTGTAGCCAAACCTTTATCTCCTCGCCATTGTGCCTATAAAGCCGCCCTAGGCTTCTCAGGAAGGCCCCTGTGTTGTAAGCATAGGTTTTGGCTATCCCGCCTTCACAATCAATAAATACGTTGCGTGGGTTCCATCTGGCGACCGCCTGTTTTACTGCTTCGGCTTGAATAGCAGGATGCCGGCAGTCGACCCAACACCACAGATCCACTTCAAGCCCTTGTGCCTTGGCCTCGATCTCGATGTGATCATTGCTGTATTTGTTGTATGGCCATGCCATTTTTTCCTTCGCACCATAAATAACATTGCGGTTGGTCCCCTTTATTGCTATGGCGCGCACATCAAGAGCTTTGGCGGTGTTCACCTGATCTTTTATTGATATATTGTTTGGTGGCAGTGCTAAGCTCCAAGGCTTCCACACGCTCAACATAACATCTATTTTGGTCATGCCTCAACTCCTGTGGTTGTCACTTACGCGCCTTTCGTTTACGTTTCTTTTTGCTTTTCTTACGTCGTTCTTTTTTGGCTACCTTAGATTCGGCCTTTTTTGATGAATCAATTTTAGGAGGCGGCGACGCGAAGGCACCGCTTTCTGGCTCGTCTTCAGGCTTGACTTCGGGTAAGGCTTTCTTGACGGTTGGCAAAGATAATGATTTAACATCCTCGTCTGTGAAGTAATAAAATCTGGTTGGCGCTCCTGTATTAGAATCAACAGCGCTTTTCATTCCAATCTTTTCGTAGAAGCCCATGGCTTCCGGCTCAGAATAAACCCATAAACCATGTCCTCTATCGGCTGCAATATCAACCGCATATTGCATCATCCTTGTCCCTATGCCTCGCTCTTTGCTTGCAATATACAAAACCTGAGTAAGTTTATCGCCCTCAAGTCCAGGGGCATCCAGCGAAGATAATTGCTCAATTGTAAATGGTGCTGCGTCTTGTGAAATACTCATAACGCCCATTAAATCATCGTCGCGTTTCCATATATGGGTTTCCCCTATGCCCTCTTCGGCAATTTCTTCGTGTAAGCAACTTAGCGCAATCCTTGCTCCTTCATAATCGTGCCACGTATCCATAACAGATTCTATTGCCGAGTCAAGTTGAGCATCACTTGTAGCCTCAATACGCGATATTGGTTTTCCCTCATCGTCCTTGGGTGCGCACTCATCCCGCGGGCGAGAGCCTCCGTGCTCGCCCGCTAATCCGCAATGAGGGTCTGGATAGTCTCTCCCAACAAGATCAATTGACATGGTTTCGCGATAATCTTTGCGGGTCACCCTGACTCTATCTATTGATATTTTAAATGGCTCTATCGATGGTAATTCGTATGGCATGTGGCTTAAGTTATATGCTATTGAAATATGCGGTTTGTAAACCTGTTGATCAGAGTACTCGCTAAGGCCTATGTTGTTATTTTTGAAGGCATTATAAAGCTCGGTCTGTAGCCTAACAAGGGCGGGATCTGGATCAACAGCCCAAACTAATGTCAAGCCATCATCAGACTGCAGTACCTCCAACCGACTAACCCGCACACTGAATGACATTGGCCATGAAACTTCTTTTATGCTTTGAATAACAGCTTGGTCAGAGCAGTTTTCTGACCATATTAAAGTGATGTGTAGTTTATCAAAGTCAACAGGTTCCAACTTCACCGTAGGATCAAGCTTGCCTAATGCTTGTTGTTTGTTTAATTCAATCTGCGATTCGTCTATTGGAAGATTGATATAAAGAGGTTGTAATTCAACAACTCTCCTAAGCGCGCCAACAACACTACTTTGAATATAGGATGATGTTGGTCCTACACTAGCAGGACCAGTAACGTGATGCGCTAATTTGTGCTGTTCTTCTTTTGCATTTTCAAACTCCTTAGCACGCCGATCTTCCCATCGTCTTTTGTCTTTGGGCCTTTTAATCGTAGGTGGTTTGGACCATTGTTTGATCAAAGCAGTAGCCTCAGGCTCTACGATCTCTCTAAAATCATTTGCGCCACCCATGCCGCTGAAACGATAAAGCATACTTAGATTATCAACCCAGTTTTTCTTGTTTCGATCCCAACGCTCGGTAATGAGAATATTCCCGCGCTTACCTAAACGATGCAACGAGAGTAGCTGCATATAGTTATTTGCCTTTGGATTATCCCTGATCCTGACAAAGTATCTCATTGCCTTATTACCTGCTGGCCCCTTAATCTATCCCAGCCATCTGGTCTTGTTATTGCGGCGGCACCCTCTACCATTTGATTCCAAACCTCAAGCCTACGTGTACTATCCCTCGGAAGAACTCGCAATTCCTCATAGAGACCATGTGTGTCCATTTTGTGCTGCCATGTTTCGGGCGTATGAAATTGAAGCTCAAAGCGTTCTCCAGTATCGGGGTTTTCCATAACCGTATTGTAACCATCATAATTGTCGCCAGCCGGAAAGTAGTTTTTCCACGCTAGATCATATTGACTCCAACCTTGTTCTTGTAAACTATCCTGGACACCGCCTACTCTATCTGCAAATTCCTCGTTATCAAAAACCATGGTATAGCGCACGGCATCATAAACATCAGATGTGGCCTCTTCCAGACTTAGATTCTTTTCAACCATGTCGGTTGCAATCTTGCGAGCTAATGAATCTCTCCCTTTTATCCTATAATCAAATCCCTCGATTTGCGCACCGGTCTGCTGTGCCAATCTTTGTATCATCGGACTGGTGCGCGTTTCCTGCTCGCTTGCTTGTTCGATGCTTTTTTCTGAGCTTTCTAGAATACGACGAGTGGTTTCCTCATCGAATTTACCAGCTTTGATAACCTTCTTTAAATCCTCTGGTAGACTCTCAAGCACATTCGCTTGCTGTTGGCCTGGTTCGGTATAGATCGGTGCAGCCTCGCCTTCGCCCCTAGGGCGAGATCCCCCATGGACACCAGGCAATCCAACGTGAGGATCGTGGTATCCTGGCCCTTCGCCGACTCTAGCTACCGATAATACTTTTTCAACCAAGTTCTCAAGTGAGCGACGGACACTAGCAAGTAATCCTTTGCGCTCAACAACTGCTCGCTCAACAACACCCATAAAGTCAAGTGCTTCTTGTATAACCCTTTCCATGTCATAGATTCGATAGCCGCCTTCGCTAAGACCAATTGGCTTGATCTTTTCCAATACATTCTTCGCATCGGTCCATCGCAATCCTAAATCTTGAATATCAGCCCAGGCGTATTTATGGGTTTTCTCTTTGTGTCCACCAGTGAATTCCATAAGCTGTTCTTCTGTGAAACTACCAGCGTCGATCATTATGGAAATAAGTTCCTTGCGTTTATCCGCGGCTGCTTGACCAGTCTTTTTCATCTTTTTAGAGCGATGATATTCTTCCGCAGCCTCTTCTTGCGTGTCATGATAGTTGGTGGCCATCTTGTCTTCTTCGAAGACCGCCCACTTCCCCTCTGCCGCAAACTTCCCAGGCCTAATATCAAGCCCTTCGGTATTAGTAGCGCATTCTTCACGCGAGCGCGAGCCGCCATGTGTTCCCTCAAGGCCACAATGCGGATCAGGATAATCGGCAGTTATGAGGAATGGTCCATTTTCCAGGCTGACTACTCTGCGTAGTTCCCCTTTTAACAGGAGGTCGCCACGCAGAATGCTTAGAAGGTCTTCGCGAGTAATAAGGTGACCGTCACCAGGATAATCACGGAAAATGAACCTCTGAGTAGCCCCCAAAGCTTCCGCCAAATCGCTTAGCGGTGCTTTTGGATCAAATTCGATACCAAGCTTACGTAACTGTCTTTTAATGCGTACGCGCTCTTGTGGGCTTCCCATGATCTCATGCTCTAGGGCAGGCAGCTTCATTAGCAAAGCTTGAAGTCTATCTAATTCATCCCGCTCAAGCCAATCAATTCCTGCAGGATGTAACATCTTTATGGTCTCATCCTTGGCTTCATCAAAACGCTTTTGGCCTATGTCCGTAATTGCATCGATTTCTTCCAAGACGTATGATAACTCTTTTTCTGGATCTTCTTCAATAACCCTTGCTGAATTAGCGGGAATATTAGATCTTAATCTTTGGCCAGTTTGATTTTCTCCGAAATCTAAACGATACCATTTATTATCGTTTGGATCAGTCCATTCTTTTATGATCTCGCCCTTCATGCCTGGAAACATCATAGAGTATCGATGGGTAACTTCTGCTATACGTTTACCACCATCGCACTCTTCACGCGGTTTTGAGCCCCCAATTTCCCCAGGATTCCCACAGTGAGGCGCGGGGTAATCCCTAGTCAACATATCGACTAGTTTTTTCTCAAGATCAGGAACTATTAGGTTAGTTGTCAAACTCGATTACTCCAAACCGGTCATTCCAACCGAGCCGGCCCAGGTACACAGCAAATGAGATTGTGATTCCAGTCACAAATTCACAAAGGCCAGGCACATAAACCGGCTCTAAGATATTAGCCTTTAATGCCCACGATAAAGCCATAAAGACCCAGCAGCCTAGGCAAAACTCACATCCTACAAGCTCTTTGAGCTTAGGATGTTTTTCCAATATCGGTTTGGTAAGGCCGTTAGTTTGGAGTACCCAGATAACCAACCTTCCGGTGATTACAAGGGCAATCCATTTCATTTCGCAAGCAACCAAGCCATATAGATGCCATCTTCGGCATTGCCGTTGTATCGCGCCCCTACAAGTGTCCAGCCATCATCTAGAAACGAGCCAATATAGATGTCGGCTTGGAAGCCCGAAATTGATCCAATCGCAGGATTAGGGCGTGCCGTAAGCACTCGCACAACATGATGTGCTTCCTTGAACAACGGCTCGTCGCTCTTTTGAAAAACATAGAGCAATCGATGTCCTTCCGGTATCGTCCCGACAGCTTGAAACTCGACGGGATTATATCCCCGCTGGAACCAACTTGAGATCTTAGCATCCAAGTCGTGCCAGTCATAAACGCCCTGGTCCATTCTGCTTGAAATACCGGCAGTTGCCATGAAGTGCTTTATGCTCGGCGCAGACACATCGCCGCCATCTTCAACGGCTATTGGATTAGGCTCTTTGGATTCTTCGACCTCTTCCGATGCTGGTTCTACGGTCTCACTCTGTTCTTGGTATTTAGCTTTCGCCAAAATGTTATTTACCAGGTCCGCCTTTCTTGTTGCGCTTTCCGCGCCAAGATTTTCGGCAATGGTTTTGAGATCCTTTACCGTGTAATTCATTAGGCGCTGTCGGTCAACCTGGTCGCGGTCTAGAGGTGCCTCCTCTTCAACCTTTTCTAATTCTTTCTCGCTCACTTCTAACCTCCCGTTGGTTATTTCCCCGCATTATCCGCCAAGCCAGGGTGCAAACTCGCCCTTCTTGACTGTAGCGAATAGCTCAGCCTCGTCGAAAACAATGGAACAGTGGCAGACATTAGGATGTGCTGGTGGGCCTGGAGCTTTTCCGTCGCCCTGAGGGCCACCACGCTTGAAGACCGTCTCATAAAGATATTCAAACGGCACAAAACCCAACTCCTCATTTCTTACACAAACTGGACAAGGATGCACGTTGCCAGCCGCGGTTACTCCGCGTTCGCCGAAGTGCCGCCATCCTTTCTTTGTCAATCCAGTACGCTTGATTTGCTCTAATTGCCCAGCAACAAGCGCGCCTTTTACTTCGGTATTCACAATTGACATTGCGCGCTTCTCAGTCATCTCGATCAGACCATTCATAATCTGATCAATCACATCATCCATAAAGCCTTCATCACGTAGAATTCGCTCCGCACTTTGCCCGTCTCGAATTGCGGCGGCCATCTTCTGCCGTGATAAACCGCGCCGAACGCCTGCCACAACAATGCGCTTTAGGAAATATTTAGTTCCTTCATCTACATGAGTCACCATTTCGGCGGCCTTATGTTCCAATGCTCGAATAACTTTATGATCTACAAGATCAAAGTCTATCGTTGGTGCTAGCGTAGGTACTGAGGCAAGCCCTTCTTCATAAAGACTTCGGACCATATTAAGTGCCATATCCTCAAGACCGGCTTCGTAAGACGCCCTGAATATGGCTAGGATCTCGGACTTCTCCCAAGCTGTAGCCGTTTTCCACCACGGATCGTCATCAAGATGCTCGTCTAGCATATCGCGCAATTCTTGAGTGGTTTGTCGAATAACTAGACTGTCAAGTTCGCTGGGCAGATCAAATTCTAATGCCTGCATCTCAGGCAGCCAAACACGCTCTATAGCATCATCATCAATAACGCCAAAGGTTTTTTGTAGCATGGGAACCATGGCACGCGTGATAACTTTTATGAGCCTTCTAAGTCTCGGTGGTTCGGCTTTTTCTGGTATAGCTGCAATCCCAGGCTGAACAACTTGTTTCATCCGTTCTATAACTTGATCTGGTGCAATTTTAGGCTTAATGGTTTCGGCCTCTCTCTTACCAAATTGTCGCTTTAAGAATGATCCTAAGCCGCCTCTACCACCCTTGGTCGGTGAGACTTTGCCCTTCTCCTCGTCCTTTACACGTCCTCTGTCTTCATCGGTTGTTTTACCAAAGGGCTTCCGCTTATCAGTCTTTTCGCCTGGCTTTTCAAACATGCCATGACCAGGCATTCCCATCGGCATCTCAGGTTCGGGTACTTCCTGAGGATCAATCTCGACCTCCAATAAGCCCGTTGATACTAACTCGGAACGTGCCTCCTCTGGAGATAAAAGACCGTCGCGTTTCAGTTGACCTAACGCAAGACCATAAGTTGATAATGCCCTGGCTTGTTCTGTCTTAGCTTCTTCGTCCTTTTCTTCCCATACAAGCATAAGGTGAGGGGGCAATATGCGATTTAAATGATTGCGTAATTTCTTGCGTACTGTACCATAGCCTGTACGTCTACTCTGGCGCTCGCCTCTAATTACGCCAGCCAGCGTCTTTTCGCCCTTTAGCTCGGCCATTCCAATATCGCTTAACCGAAGCCCATATCCTGCAGCTAAGACCTGCGCATATTTCATGGTGGTTTCGTCGTACAGCATATCGCTAGGAGGGCGTGTGAATGGAATCCATTGTGCCGCTTTTTCATGTTCATATAAGACGGGAACTTTCCAGCCACCAATACCGCCAAACAATTCTCGCGCACTTTCTATCCAATCTTTAGCGTCTTCTTCTTCCATATCAAGCAAGTCAAGAATGCCTGCCTCTGGCGTATCAAGCAATAGATTTGCATAATATCTGTCGCCTCGATAAAGCATCTCAATCGCAAGGTATACTTTTTCAGGAGGGGCCATGCCCCAACCCTTACGTTTGATTTCAGGTCGAGGATTCATGTAACAGCGGTTTACAGCACGTCTTGGAAATACAACTGGTTTTGAAGGTAGACCAGGAACAGCTTGCATCACTGGCCATTCGGGATTACCGGTAGGAATTAAGCTAGCTGCATCAACGTGTTGTACCCATACGACACGCTTTTTAGGATCGTCGTCCAAGCGGCCTATTTCAGACATCCCACCAAAAGGTAGGTCAAGCATATCTTGCAGAATTAAGGATATATAATTATCAAAGCCGCCTTCCATTTCATTGAAAAGCTCAGTGTAATAATCAATCTCCTCTTTATACCTTAGTCTTTTATCAGGAGAAACCTCCTCAGGTTCGCGCAATCTTACTGACCAATCCAACGAAATTGTATTCGAAATTAATGTGTCGCGGTAAATTATGGCCAACGGCTGATTTTTAACCAATGTTCTCCACTGCATTCCTGAGAGATAGCCTGGATGGCCCCAGAACGGTATAATCCGATTTAAGTATGGAACAAGCTGAATAGCCCGCTGTCCTCTCGGTTCTTGAGGACGCGGCCTCTTTGAGGACGCCTTAGTTTTAGCCATTCAGTACCTCCTGGCTCTCTAAGGATAAGTTGTTTTTAGCCTTAACTGGTAGAGCATTTGCACCGTTTACAAGTGTTTGAATGTTTGTCTTATCCAACGTTTTCCTCCCGTAAGATCATTGAATGCACCTGATGTGCTATCAATCTCATCATCGTGTTTGCCGAATGGGAATGTACGGTGCCTGGCCAGCCATATTTTATTCCAAGACGCATCAAGCAATCTTACATTGCCCGCGTTTACCTGTGCCGAAAAGTTATAGGCTCTGGTTTGTTTATCACCGCTTGACGGAATTCCTTCAACGTCATAGCCAGCCAACTTTCGAACATAGGCAGCACAAAGAGCCTTTCCAGCCGCGCCAGGCTCCTGCTCTATTCTGATTTTTACCTTCTTGCCATCCAGATTCGCGGTTTGGAGTATTACCTGCTCTACTTGATCTGATGATGCCTGTAAGCTAATCTGATTCAAAACCCATGTAAAGCCCTCTCTATCTATCCCCAATAATGTGCCTGATGTATAGTCAGGATCTTTACCCTTTTTCTTTTCGCTTGCTGCCAAATCCCAGAAGCGTACACACTTTTTTAATCCAACAGGAACTCGATCTATCAATTCGCCCCCAAAAGATTCTATAGGATACATCGCTTTTATCTTGATTCGTCCAACCTTGAAGTAATCGCCCTTTGGCGGCGTAGGATGCTGTTGATATTCTGCTCCCCAAACTAACGACCCAACATTATCGCGTACGTCAAGCAAGTATTCGGCACTATATCTACTAGGAGCCAATGGCTCTAGCGGGAATCTGCCAAGAGGATCGGGCAAACCCTTCGGTCTGCCCGCCTCTTCGGCATATTTGTTGCGCTCATCCTGGCTTTCCGCTAACGCCGAATAGGCCAAGATGTCCCACTTCCCCCCTTCCTCGACAGTCCCCTCCGAATCAATTATGCGCGCGGCTAGATCATCTTCGTGCCATCTGGTCATCATAAATACTGTTCTGTGATGCTCCCACATTCGGGTTGTATATGTGCCTCTCCACCAATCCCAAGCATTCTCTCTAACCACCTCTGACTGTGCAGCAGCCCAGTCTTTAATGGGGTCATCTATAATTCCAAGGCCAAATCCTTCTCCTGTAAGATCTCCCTCAATACCTGTTGAAAAAACGAATCCCTTATGACCAAGTATATGCCAATCCTTTTTCCTCCAATTTACTAAATCGCGCAAAATACCATATTCGGGACCACCGAAGAGCCGATCATATGCTGGGCTTTCGACAACTGCTCTCGAAAGGCGGCTGTTCCTATAGGCAAGTCGCTGATTATATGATGTTAGCGCTACGGGAAGCTCTGGGTGGTGAGCCAACCAAAAGCCAGGAAGGCGAGTGGATACTATTTCACTATTATGTGTTGGTATAAGTGTCTTGCCGACTAAATAAATGCCGCCTTCAACTTGTATGCATCGACCAGGCACAGGATCACATCGGCGTATGGCTTTGATACCTCGTTTTTTAGTTTTAGGATTTAGCTTTTTTGGGCGCTTGCGTTCTAATGCACACGGTATATCCAGTGTTGGGTTGAAGCTAATTTGATAAACTGGCTTACGTCCAACAATGCCGGAGGATGATGTGGTTGGTTCATATCTAACAATAGTCGCTCGCCATCCCAAACTTCTTATTAGATCAGCTATGTCGTCGCGCAATCGCTCATCAGCCGTCGAGATAGTGGTCCTACCATTTTTGTGGTAGATATATCCGTCCGTATCTATTAGCCCCGCTAAAAGCTCTATTCGTTGATCTAATGATGAACATTTGTAAATCTCAGGTATGTTTTTATTGTCAAACAATTCGTTTTCTTTCAATAACTTATAAAGTCGGCGAAAGTAACTTGTAAAGACGCCCGTTTCAGGGTGAATTGAGAAAGCAGTTCGTTCGATGCCTAATCTCTCAATCTTATCTATTATCTTATAATCTTTAGGGCTGTGCGTAATGCAATTTTTATTTTTGGTTCCGTCGCCCAACCAAACGCCTAAAATATACGGGTGTATCGGAAGATCTTGTTGTTCAAATTCGATAGCAATATTTTCATCAATTTGGTATCTTGCTCTACCACCACGCGTGTTTCTCTCCCCCATCCATACACCATTCGCCTCAATTTCGCCTGTCTCCAAACAACGATATACTGACCTGTGGCCACCCCTTTCAAATACAATCCATTCGTGTCGACTGTGGCATTTGATAATAGCACCGTCAGTAAATTCAACTCCAAAATCGGCCATTGAATCTTTGGATAAAGCAACAACTTTAACTGGTTGACCATATCGCCCAAAAACGTGATCGCCGATTTGTAAATCGCCGTGTATTTTCCAACCCTTAGTAGTTAGAATTGGTGTTTCATGGGCACACTGTTTGCCATGTTGAGGTGGAGCAAATAGCATAAGATGGCTGATGTGGCCGTCCGGATGATCGTCAAAAACCACTCGATCGATTGCGTTACATACGTCTTCATGAAATGGGTCTGTTATATAGCCTGGAAATGTGTATTGGGTGTAGCCTATCATATGCGTGCGCGCATATTCTCGGCGGCGCTCTTCTTCCTCATCAATGTCTTGAGGAACCAGCTTTTCGGCTAACGCAGCCCAGACGTAGCTAGGATCGCCATTCTTTATCGTAAATTCATCAGGAGCCAATATAGAGGTCATGGTCTGGTGGACACAGTTGCCTTATTTCAAATGATATATTACGTCGATCCGTTGGGTCTCTTACATACTTGAGTAGCAATCCGTAAAAGCGAACTATAATTTCGAATACGTTTTGGGCACTGATCATCTGCTGATTGTCGATGTCCCATTTCTGCATTGTGTCTTCCATCTTTCTTATCAACTCAGTGTTCAGCCGTAATTCAAACCAAGTTTCATTTTCAATTTCCAATTGCGTAATACCCTCTATGGCCAAAGATATGCCTTTTGATACTCTACTCATATCGCCAAATAAGGCACCGCCCTGAGCCTTCTCAAGCCCTTTTCGCACCATCGCGACAGCCGCTCTTTCTTCAATCCTGTTAAGTCTACGAAAAAGCTGGTCGTTCCTTCCCCGTAAAGCTGCAAGTTCTTCGGCCAATGTTCTTATATGGCCCGCTTGTTCTAGTGCTATGTTATAGGCTTTCTCAAGTTTTTTTACGACTGTGTAAACACGCTTTGGAGGTCTCCCACCAGTACCGCCGTGCATCCTGCATGTTTTAAACCCTTTGACTTTATCGGCTCTACAACGTCGATCGGCTCCGCACTCAGGGCATATTAAAGACTTGTCGCCAGGCTTAAATCGATAGTGGCAAAGCCTACAACTCTTATTCCTTTTCCCGCACTTGTTTGGAGGTAAATCCGGTAATTGGCTTTCGTCAGTATATGTTTTTTCATTCGCCATATCTTAGCTCTCACATCCTATGTCCCCGCGGTAAGCTAAAATATGATTATGAAATGCGAGGGCTGGTTCACCCAGTTCCCTCGCCGCACTGTATATTATACACTACTTTTTGACGATGCTTCCTGGAATTATTGGCTTCGGCCCTTTTCCGTTTCCCCCACTAGCAGGATGGGCATAAAACAAGTAGCCAGCTTCGATACACATCTTCATTATATTTTCTACATTGATCGATAAGGTGTCACCAAACCTATGATTTAATACCCAACATAAAGCCAATTGAATACCAGTCCATAGGGACGCTTCTTTAGTGTCTGGCCTTACTGGCAATCTACCACTTATAAATTGATCAACTACGTCGTGAACAAATAAGATGTCATCTATTGGGCGTAGTTCGTTCTTCTCTTTCTTGGGATCATGCTCAGGGGCTTCTGTCATTAGGGTTTCCTCTTTATCTTCTTGTTATCGTAATCCCAAAAATAACCACAATCTATACAAGTAAGTATAGTTTTCTTTTTATCTGGCAACACGATAGGACTACCACAATGCGGACAAACAGTATTTCTTGGTGTCCTTACTATTTCTGCCCCTCTCCAAAATCGAGTATGATATACAGACATTATTTCTCTTCACCCCAATATTCTTCATGCATTTCGGTCTTCCATTCGAGCCAATCAAGGAACCACTGCATCCATTTTGCCCTGCTAAACTCGCTTCTTTCGGGTAGTTCTGAAAGATTCGCCTGGAAATTGTTTAGATCCTCTTTCGTGTGTTTTACAAAATCTGTCAATGTCATTAGAACAACCTCACTAGAACTAATAAGTTTTTAGTTTTCATGAATCATTCTTTCTTCTTCTGGGAGTTTGCTATTCAAATTTTCAATCAACTGTCCTAATGCCCTATTCTCTTCGTTAAGTTGGTCGAGTTTGGACTTGAGTTTTCTAATCACGAGAGCAACGGCAAAGTCATTCACCCATTTCAAATTGTCCAGGAATGTCAATGACGTTTCTTCGAGTCTATTCAAGTCGTACAATAAACCGTCTGTGGGCTGATCTATAATGTCATCTAGCGGCATAGAGATTGGGCAATCAATACCCATTACTACAACCTTACCTTCTTTTCTTTTATCGAGAATAAGTTGTCTCAACTCCTTCTTCTTTTCATCGCTCAGTGTCACCGTTCACCTCCAAGGGCTTGCGCCAGCATCATATTTGCCTTGGCATATTCGGCTTTATTCATGCGTCTTACTGCATCGGCTTCCGAAATTTCGAGTCTTTTCGCCATATTTAACCAATCGGCAAACTCAGCCGTATCTACGATAATAAACCTCTGACTGTCTCGTATTGAGTGATTGCTTCTACTCTCGTAGCGTATCATTCTTTTGCTGAGTTTCTCTGTCACTATTCAACTCCTAGATCAGAACAACCTCGCTTAGACTACCAAGATTTTGGTTTTCATCGCTCATTCCGAGCTTTGTCTAGATGTCTATCTAAAATATGATCGAACTTTCCTTCATTCAGCATCTTGGTTATGCAAGCTAGACAATAGCCGTTTTGCGTCGGAGGATTCTTCTTGCACCGCTTACATTTCTTGTCCATGTCAATTTCGATTCTTGCCGTCATTAGAACATCCCTATGTTGGCACTTATACGTGCACGGGATAACTCATTATACAACGATTTCATTTCAATGCCTACCACAAGATCCCAACCCGCTTGTCTGGCAGCGATAATTTCTGAGCCAGATCCAGAGAATGGAATAAGGATTCGCCTTGTTCTATCTTCCTGCTTTGGCGGTAGAATAAGGGTTGCTAGATATCGGCAGACGCCCAATGGTTTTACTGTTGGATGAATGCAGCCCCGCGCCCGCTCGCGTAGCTCTAGCTTTGCCCATACTTCTTGGTCGACCCTTTCAAAGCCCTTGCCTGTACGCCTCCAATAGAACTCCTCAAGCCCTTTGTCCTTCTCGGCTCGGCTGGCTTTGCCGCAATAAAAGAAACGCGCGGGACCGCCGGTGTCGCCATATCTATGGCCGTCGCCTGGGAGATTGAACATCCCCGTGGCATCGGCCTTACGAATAGATTTTCTGGCAACACCCGCGCTGTGCATATTTGCGCCCGCCTGGTCATCCAACTGCCTGATCGGACATTCTGGTACACAGGCCCAACGCTCGACGGTTTCCATTTCTTTGTCTCGTCGTGCGCCTGGCTTCATGGCAAAGTCTGTACCGCCTTCATCTTCATAAGTTCTGTCTGCCGATGCTTCACCTTTCCTTGTAGGATGGACGCTTTCATATTCGCCACCTGCGCCATCACCAAATGGCTTCATTCCATCTAGCCATCGGTTTATAACTCGTGCCGGCACTTCGAATGTTCCAATTTTCACACAGTCTTCATGGTGGGACAATAAAAGGTTTGCCGGCCAGCGGCCCTTTAGATTTGGCCGCTCAAATTCCGTTCGTTCATCTCCGTGCTGAATGCCACCGGCTAACGCGCCAGATTTGGCAGTTGGCTTGCCTTGTGGTGTCGCCGATGCTTTATCTACATCGCTTTTATAGCCGAGTCGTCCTCCATCGATGTTCAACGACCCGCTCCCATGCTCCAGAGCAAGCGAGGCGAACGTAGCACCCTTCCTAGGGGTACGACATAGGAGAATCGGATTCCAGGCCGGTTTAAGGGCTGAGCCATACCCGCGCCACGGTATGGCTTCTGGCGTAATGGGATCATTTGAAGTAAATTTATTGCCTTCTGGGTAATAGTCTTTTGGACGAAAACCAGCCTCCTCGTTGGTTATCATAATGCGCTTATATCCCCCACTTTTGGTTGTTCTAACCACAGAACGCTCTTTACCAGCCGCTCGATCTATCCCCTTACTTATATCAAAACTTTTCGGGAATCCTTGTCCCGTCAACCACATTAATGTTTCGAAAATTTCAAAACCGCCCTGCTCCAAACCAAGTGCCAAATGATGCCAAGTTCTAGTATTTCCACACCAAACAGCTTTTCCTCCTCGCCTTACGTAGATTATATGATTTGGTACTTCAACACAATAAACATCACCGTCATAATCAACCCACTCTTCTATTTTTGTTTTATGTGGGTTCTTGTGCGGTTGATTTTGTACTACATTGATGGCGATAACAAATTGTGGGTGGCGAGCAATTATTTGTCTGCCGTTTATATAGCTTGGTTTCCTTTTGTTTCTAACATATACATCTGCCGACCATCCGGCTTTTAGTGCCAATTCTTGAAGCCCGTCTGCTAGCTTTGTTGAACTTGTATATAGTCTAAACCTATTTTTATCTCCATCGCCCCTACGATACCATTCAAGAAATAAACGTATTAATTCAGGGGTCAATTCTTTTAGCCAATCGGGTATATATTTATCTGACGCATGTCCAAAATTCTTTAGGTATTCATAAATTTGGCGGCCATAAATGTTGGCCTTCCCATACTTAGGATATATTCGCATGTTGAACCAAGGTACTAATTCATCTTTTATCTCGTTCAAATTCTGTATGTCAAAGTGCGCAATTGATGCTCTATAGCTATATCCAGACGGTGCTTTTATTTTTGATGCGCTACCCTCGGCTATCCATAGTCCGAAAAACTTGAGCCACTTTTTCATTGGAATCATCTTGCTTGGCTCAATGATTACTCTCGATATTGGTCCGCCAAGTCGCTTTTTGCAACTAGGTAAAATGAAATGTTTTTGATCTTTTCCAAGCCAGATACCGTCCTTTTTAAAGTGAACATGTTTACCCGCTATTTCCTTGGCAGTGCGGAGGCAAAAACGCTTACTCTTATGCCTACTGTTGAATGGTGCCGAATAAACCCAATGATCATGCGTGACATAAAGATCAACTTTATTATTTAATAATCGATACATAGGTCCTTTATATTGTTGTTTAACTATCTCTATAGGTAAGTGATATTCTATTTTGTCAGTCTTTGGATTCAGAGTCATAATATAATCGGTTTTTATAACGTCTGCAAATTTAATCCAGCCTCTCTTAGTTAGAAGTTCTGTTTCCTCATCATAACAACCGCCAAAAAATAAGCAAACCGCCCCTGGATACAGTGCCTTTTCAATCAATAGCTTTGCCCAGGTCTTTACCCACTCTCTATAATGTTCCAAACTTTCAAACGAATCCCAAACCTGGTTCATGAAGCCACCACTCAGCCGGCTATAACGACCATCCGCGCCCTCTTGCGCAGGCGCGGAACATTCTTTACCAAAGCGTTTTGTAACTGATATTAGCGCATACGGCGGATCTGACAGAATAGCGTGGAAGCGCTCGCCCTCATAATTTTGAAGCCACTGGATTATGTCTTGCTCTATGATCTCATACCATGACATCAAATCCACCAAGTCTCGAAGCTGTCTCTTATTATCCCGAACAATATGTTTATCGCTTCTTGCCTTTTGCGCATGGCCTCGCGGAGCAACCTGCTTAGTTGCTCTCCGGCTTCCGCTTGGCTGGATGCTTCTGGGTAGACAAAGGTCATCTCGCTGAATTTATCGTCAATTGATTCGAATACCACTTTGGGGCTGCCCCAGTGCTGCCTGTGCTTATCAAACGCTTGTTTCTCATATTCATCGTTTACTACAGCGTCAATTAATGAGATCACGTATTCAATATTCTCTTCGTCTTTCTCCTTCTCCGCGCGGGTCCAATTAGGTATATCTAGACGAATGGCATAAAGCTTGTGCCTCAGGATCTCAAGAAAATATGAATAATCCCAATTACGATCCCGCCATATAACAGGTAACCAATAAATGATATTTCGAATGCCCTGAGTAAGATTATAAATAAAGCTCATTCGGACAACTCCAACTGCTCAGGCTCCATAACGAACAACGGCGGCTGAGTATTTAGCACTCGCTCTCTGGCTAACTCGGCAGTGTCGGGGTCAATCTCGAATGCGATGTAGTTGCGGGATAGTTGCTTGCATACTGCGGGGATTGTTCCGCCACCGCAAAATGGGTCGAACACCACTCCGATTTCAATTAAGAATTTTTCTAAATAATGCGCAATTGCATCTGGGCGCTTTGCACATTTGTGGGGTCGTTTACCGCTAGTTATTGGCGCATTAACAATTTCGCGACAGCATCGCCAAGGATTGCTATGTCCTTTTTCGTACCACAGCAAGGGCGCAATCTTGCGCCCTATCTTTCCCACCATCTGCATATTGTTGGAAGCATACCAACCTAACTGCCACCTATATTTTAGGGAGGATTTAGACAACGCCAAATAAGTCTTCTCAAGCCATTGCTGTCCTTGCCAAATTAGACAAGCACTATTTGATTTCAATATTCTATATGCCGTTTCTGCCAACCACTCATAATCATCAATCCTGTCATAAACCGGATCAGTAAAAATCAAATCAACACTCTCGTCTGGTATCCGCTTTGCCAACTCACGCGCATCGCCAGTGACGATTTGATTCTTATATTCTTCGGGCATGTCAGGATGCCAGGTCATTTGAATAACCTAATTGAAAGTAGCTTAATTATAAAACGCTTGGCGATGTCGCGCAACCTCCGACTTCGCTTGCGTTTCCAAGGGGCTTCGGGCCAGCCTCCAAAAAAAGATTTACTCGGCCCTTTATCCGATGACATCAGCGATCAAGTAGCCGCTTACAGCCAGAAAGTTTAGTATTGCCACAATAATTCCAGCTATCATGACAAGCAAGCCAAATATCGCCGCCATCATTAAAGCATAAAAACCCAGTGCATCCTTCGTATTTTCTTTCATGTCAAGAGTGTACCATATACGGTATAGTACTGTCAAATAGTACGTAGGTCAGGCGGACGGGATTCGAACCCGCATCCCCAGATCCACAGTCTAGTGTCCTAGCCAGTTGGACTACCGCCTTATGTATCTGAGTGTAGAAAAACATAAACTCGTTTACATATATCAACGATCGTCTTCTGGAGCAGGATCGAGGGAGTCATCCCACGGCACTACCGATATAGCAACTTGGGATGCTATCAAATAATGCCAGCCACATTTAATGCATTTACCTTTTCTGCCATGCAGATCGCCGGCTACGGCAGGATGCATATTAAGAAAGGTATAGTGATTCATTTTACATGACCCAGCCTTGGATTGTTCTTCAATTACAGCGCCGCAATTTTGGCAGTGGAAATAGAAATTATCAAACATACCCATCATTATCCTCCAAATTGAATTAATTATCCAACCATGATTGCGTCTTCTGCAATTTTAGCAGGATGTATACCACCATACTGCACATCACCACCTAAGTCATAATTTTCCCAGTCAGCAATTTCCTTTAGGGCTTCTTCATATCTTGCTACCCTACCGAATTTACTACACATCAATCCGCCCCATAAATAACCGATCAACACTCCGAACAATAACATATTCATCGATCACCTCTGAGGGCTTTCTTATGGAAATATCTTCCCCAATTGTACCCAATAACAATAAGTACGATTACCAATGAGCCGCCCAACAGAAATAAAACATTCTCATATTTCTCTAAGTACATCCATCTCGCTCCAAGATAGGCTCCGACCAGAATGCCCCATGCTGCATCACCAACTGCTTTCATCGCTCACCTCCGAGGGCTAGATAAGGTAGACCACCTTCTCTCACGCAATGTCTGATAATAGAATGTATGCAGGAAACCCAATGGAGCATCCTTCATCTGCCACAACCAAATCAGTCTACCCGATCGCCCATTGCCATCAGTGAAAGGATGCAGGTACTCGTAGTGAATATGGGCGTGAAAAGCATCTAGCTCTCCAGTGTTTATCTGCTCCAACAGCGTAGAAAGCAGAAGTCGAATGCGTGGGTTACCACGAGGCGGTAGGTAATCGCCAACCATCACATCAGAACCTAGTTTGTCTCGCAAGACTGCAGTGGGTGCGGTGATCGACACAAATTTTTCTACGTCCTCAATGGACAGTTCTTCCAGGTTGAGAAAGTGTAGAGCCGCAGTTATCTCTTGTTCTGAGACTTTGTTTATTCTCTCAATCTTATTAGATTCGAGAAGGAACTGAAAAACCGAATTATAGCTCATTCCGAATGAACTGAATGGCTTTACTAGTTTCATCTCAATCTCCTTTTTATTTGATTCGGCCACTTAATTCTTTAGCAAAATAAACCCACTTGACTCCTTCGTCGAACATGGCGGTATCCGAATAGCGAGCCTCATTTTCGTCAAAGCAGGGATCAATCGTTGCGAAAAGATTGCCTTTCTCAATCAATCGTATCTCCCAAATGGCCATCGCATCCTTGCCGTATTTGATCTTTAATACAGTGCCGTCAGAGACGATCAAGAAACCATCATCATGACAATGTTCACCGTTTACGTTGCCCCGAATTTCTATCAGATCGTCGGATGCACCATAGATTTCTGTAGCCATATCAATCTCCTTCGTACTTGATCTTATTACTTGTCTTCGGCCCAAGAGATATAAAACAACAGCCCGCCAAAAACGCCAACGCGTATTTCACTTTTCGCATCATGATAAACCTCCAAATTAGATTGTATTATACCGTATAGGGAACATCGGGTCAAGCAATATAGTGATGGTGTTTTAGGTAAAAGTTTTCAGTGCCAGTGAAAACTTTCTTGCTTCTTTGTAGAACTTTGCTTATTTTCTACATTCACGCAATATAAGTGTTACCAAATGTCCATGTCGTCCAAGGACCATAAGGCCACACTGGATGAGGCTCGTAAGGTGGTTTAGGAGTGTATGGCGGATATACAGTACTCTGCAAAACACCTCGCCCATAGCACGACCGACACTCCACATAGTTATCGGCAGTAGATGAACCTGGCGGTCCCAAGTCGGGATAGAAACTTCTTGGAACTTTGCCTGTTCCGTTACAAACCGGACATGTTTGCCAACTCATATTATCCTCCTGGTCACCAAAGGAATTGGTTTTATCGCCAATTTATTTGGTTGAGAGGCCCCTGTGAGGTCGCTCGACCACTTTGCCGGTGGGCAGTTTTTCAGCTAAGGACAGTAACGGGTATACGCCGACTTCCTCCACCGCCTCCGCGGCCTACCCTCGATCCAGGGGCTTCTTGTAGCATTATAGCATGATATGTCTTCGTTCATCCACAATGTACTTTGTAATAATACCCACAAATAACGCACCTAGCTGATGTCTCATAACTACCAGTATCTAGCACCTCAAAGGTAAGATTGCCACAATTGCGACATTTCAACCGGCCAAACGACGCGTCCCCACCAAAATTCCTAGTAAGATTGGTGTCTGACCATGTTTTATTTACCCTGACCACTTGATCCGCCGAAGCATTAATACAGCCGTTCATTCGATCTCCTTTCTTATGAGAGAGAAGCCCTTGTCTAGGTCGTTCAACACAATCTTCTTTTAGTCAGTTCCTAAGCGACGCAATTATTCTCAGGCAGGCCATAGTGCGCCCTATGTTGTTTGTGTTCCCTCGATGCAGGGGCTTCTCATAATCCATCCGAGGCCGAAGCGTCAGATGGGCAGTAAATCACTAGCGGCACTTCGGGTGCATGCTGGCCGATAAAGGTCGAAACGGACTTGGGTATAGTCCTCACCGTTTGCTGCCCCGCAGGGCAGAGCCGTATGTCCTTAACATGCTTGGAGGCTACCCTCTTCCTATACTCAACCCTGTTGGGTATGCCGCTAGTTTGCCAGAGGATATAGGATTGTGCGGACCGTAGTCCTACAATCACACGGCATAAAGCCGAATTTTGTCCGCCTGGCAAGTGGACCTGGCGGGAATTGAACCCGCGAATGGCGTATGCACAAACACCGATTCGCTGTAGCTCCATGGAGCCGCTACATTTTCCTCGCCAATCGAACCATCAGGCCCAATAGCGGGTGCTGGATTTGAACCAGCGATCTCTTACTTCCAAAGCAAGCGCCTTGAGCCAGACTAGGCTAACCCGCTAAAATTGCGTTGCGTGTTTTATGCCGGATGCGCATCCCCCGGCTTTTGCACTGATCCCGGATAATATTTCGGGTACACTACACATCACCTGCCTTTCTTTGTGCGGTTTCCAGTTCCCGTTCTTTAGCTTTTAGCGTTGACCGTAAAGATGGAAGTTCTTTCGTCAATCGTTGAATCTTATTTGTCCGACGCTCTTCTGGTGTTGCCCGTCGTCGAATATAACTACTAGAACAGCTACATCCAGCATAGGGTTCCCCAGGATGTTTCTTGTGAAATGGACATGTACTGTGACTAATTTCAGTCACATAGTCATCTGGATCAATATTGATTATCATCATTCACCTGCCTTTCTAAATCTTCCATTTAGGCTTTAGCTGTGGTTGAGCCATTTGAGCCATTTTTGAGCCAATTCCCCGCGAATCGGTAATGGGCGGATCAGCCTTTATCACTCAGTTACATATTGAAGCACGGTTTCCAACGATTGCTTGCCTAGCTCTTTGCCTCTTATAACATGCATCCCTAGCGGTTTGCCCCATGCTATATGTCTCAACTGCATTCCCTCTGGAAAATGCCCGTCTCTTAATCCATATCTCAAACTAAGTGCGTCAATCATTCTACCTAAGAACGGGTTGCACTCTGACGGATCTTTTATCACCAAGTACCAATTTCCCTGCGACAATCTCCGCTTCTTCGTTCTACAGTAGTTGCAATATCTGCCACCTTGCAAATCAACCGGTGCTCCACAGTCCAAACATCTATTCTCGGCTTGATTTCCAGAATAACCCTCCCTGCTTCGGAGCTTTTTTATCTCTGCGTTTTTGCATACCTTACATCGGCTATCGTAGCCAGTTGGTCTATGGCGATGACGAGGGAAATTTGTCTCTCCGTCTTCATCTACCCATGGCTTATAAACGCCACAACTACTGCACTCTCTACCCTTTTCGTCGATGATGTATTTGGGCATTTTATTATAAGTCAGTTCGTACCTTTTTTAGTTGCGTAGCTTGGCCCCATGTTCGCTACGCCCTTTTCCCAGTAAGAATCAACGGGGTTCATCGCGACTGGGGCTGGGCTTGTGGCAGAGTTGGCATAGTGGCGGGGGCGGGATTTGAACCCGCGTTATTTAGCTTATGAGGCTAAGCTGGAACCAGACTCCAGTCGACCCCGCATTGTAATCGTTTATTCCTTCGGGGGTAATCCAAACTGACGCCTAACCATATTGCGAAGGCTAGGGGTTGGATTCTTGTTGATTTCCTGAGTTTCTCTTAACTTTTGCGTAACTTGCGCCCGTTCTTGCTCTTGAGCCTCAGCCGTTGTTCCGGGCCATGGCGTCGCGCCAGATTGAAGTCTCATAATTTCAGGTGTTAATCCACCTTGAATCATGATACCAATAATGTCATTCGCCATCATCTCTTCGGCTTTGAGTTCACCACTTGCGATTTTGGCCTGTTCCTTTAGGGCATCCTTTACTGTCAAGGCTCTGACTTGAGGAGCTTCGACTAAGTGAGGATAAAAGCGCGCAATAAATGCCTTCGTCTCTTCCTCGTTGGCCATAGGTATTCGTGGGTTTGAAATATTTTTTGGTTCCATGTGCTAATTATATCACAGTTGGCAAGTCATAGTGGTTTGGCTAAGATTCGCCCTTGATAGCTTGAGATGGATCAGGCGGATCTGGAAGTGGTTCTTGCTCAAGAGAATCGTACATCTCTAGTAATTCGCCTTCATCTGAGGGCGGAAGCCCTCGAATTAAATCATGATCAGCTTCGTTTAAATAATATAGTCGAACACCATTTTCTTCTATACGCTCCAAGCTGTCTCGGATATCCCGCAACAATTCGATAGTAGTCTCTCGATCCAGTCTTTCGCCATGGTGCCTAAGTTGTTCATTGACGCGCCGCGCTCCTTCATTCATCTCAGTCATCTTCGACCTCCGTGAATTCGCCGATCACCGTCTCGCCAGCCTCGCTCGGTGCCGGTAATGCAAGAGCTTTTCCTATGCCGGCTTCAAGATAGGCTTGGCTTATGGTGCGTTCATCGTCTGCCAGTAGCCAAGGCATCAATGGCACATAAGCTGGATTCAATTGTTTCAATACCCATTGAGCTTTTAGTGCCTGGATAACATTATAAAGAGCCATACAAAGCGATCGCTCTTGGCGCTTTCTTAATATTTTCCGCCAATCGCCTCTGTTTGATTTATGAACTGGCAACGCGGCGACATCAATCCTTCCATAGTGCACTTGAGAGCCTATGCCTTCAATACTGTAATGGATCTGCGCTCCGGCCCGCTCAACACCACCTATTTCATAAGTTCCCCGCTTAATGGCATGTACAATACCGCCGATCCTGGCCAGTGCCTTGGTCACATCTGATTTCAATGTGTTATAAGATCTCTTTGTGCTCTGGCCTTGCCAACCATCCTCTGCTCTTGCCTCGCCAAAATAAGGTACATCAAGCGAGGGGCCATCTTCTTCGTCGGGAATGAACTGCATTTTATTACCTCACTGTCGTATAAATCATACAACCAAGAATCAAAAGTGCTGCGCTGGCAAACAATAGCTCTACAATAAATTCTATTCTTTGTTTACGTTTAATGTCCCTTGCTCCATAACATCTTTGGCTTCTTCCACGATCTCCCAATGGCCACCGCAGCCCGTGTGTGTCCACAATGTATCAAGAAGCTTGTTCATGGGAACTTCGACCAGTCTGTGCGTATACCCGCACTTCTTGCATCTCCAAACCCTTTCAACGTTTTCGTTTTCCATGTAGTATATGCTCACTAGGCAACGAAATATCATGACAACAACATCGAATGCCGAGACCGATTCGCTCGGCTCCATTCCACGACCTATGTATTTATACCAATCAAGTCTGAATCCGGTCGGCTTGTATAAGAAATTGGGTGCTTCGCCCGAACACCAAGGGCAATCATCCTTTTCGCACCAGCAATATCTGTGCATTGCAAATGCTTCGTTCTCAAAATTGGTGCCATACTTCTCTGCCCATTCATCTTTGCTATCTTCTGATGCTGCAACAGCGATTGCTCGTAAGCCAGCTTCAATCAAATCCTCCTTATCACTCATTGATCGCCCCCTAAATAAATCAATTCATCAAGCCCCTTATTGCCATAATAAACTGGTATACCTGCCCCTATGGCATCCATCACTTCCCGATCTGAACCGTCCGATTCTCCTGGCAATCTTAGGAGTGCTTCACATTCAAGCAACCAGATTCTATCATAGGCAAGCCACTCTTCATAACCGTGAGGATGAATCAAGTGCCAGAACATAGTAAGGTGTGGCACAAATGGAGCATGGCCAGCCTTCAATAATTTATCTGCCACGTCTAGCGCATTACGCACATGAAGTACAGTGTCGTCGTTGCTATATGGACCTGCTACGTAGACTTTCATGTTTCACCTACTAATCTATCTTGAGTCCAGCCACACCTTTGACATACTCGCCTCTGTCGCTCTTCTCTCGATACAAACGGCTTGCCTCTAACATCTTCAGGTATAAATGGGTTAATATAAGTGTGAGTGCTTTCGTCCATATACTTTTCCCACTTGCCCCAGTCGTGAAACAGTAGGCAGTTTTTCATTTTAGCCTCCATGGGCCTTTATCGCTGCTCGGCTACGGTCAAGAGGACTGGCGTGTGCCAATAGCCACCATGTTTCCTCGTCGCTGTTTATTTCTATATCCATAACTAACATTCCTGAGAGCAGAGCTTGCACATATCTTGTTTTCAATTTGAGTTCTTCTATCTTCTCCTCCACCTGCCACGCTGCGGTGATGTCGGTGGAGTAAGGGGCAACAGACATTGCCCAACCCTCGTTCCACCAGTAGGCGGGATAATGAACAGCGGAATTCCAGTATTGTGCGTGAGGAGAGCCAGACTTCAAATATTCCTCGTGCGACATATAAACTTCCAGCCCCATCACGGCCTCAGCCTCCCACGCATCTAAACAGCGAGACTCAGGATGCTCCGAAATTTTAACTGCGCAATGTGGGCAAGTCGGTTCTTTGTTTTGCGTTTTCGACATATCTTAAAGCCCTCTCCAAAATCTCTTTCGTATCCCCCAATATACCCAACCCGCTATTGCATTTTTGGCAAAGCAATCCACGAAGTTTTCCGGTTTCATGATCATGATCTAGATAAAGAACATCCTTCGTCAAGCTACCGCAAATGGCACATTGACCGCCTTGTTCTCTAAATAACCTTCCTTAAGAGCCTTGAGGCTGAGCGACGTATTTTCCCTACCTGTATAATTTCAATACAACCTATAGTTCGATCATTGACCCTTATCCCAACTGCTAGCACTAGATAGCTCCTTCAACTCGCCTATTGCCTCTGGCAATTCCTGATCATTCCAGCATTCAACGATCAAAGGCATCGCCTTTTTCAACGTCTCGCGTAGACGCATTATGGGCGTACAATCACGACCTTCAAGATAATCCCGCATACCATCTACAACTGCCTGCTCATCTTCGGTTCTGATAAACGGCGAAATACCGTCCTGGAAACTACGCTTGAATATTCGAAAAGCTGCCATGATTAAACCGTCAGGCGTCGACGGGTCAGCGATGGCGTGCATAATAGACTTTGCCCTCCACTCTTCTTTACGCCTCTTTACCCATCGCCCCAAATAGCTATATTCGGCCTTTTTGATTTTGAGCGCAAAGCGCGCGCTTCGCCTCCAACTTTCATATGCCGGCTTAGGTAAAAGCTGTCCAGTATCCTTGTCGATCTTTGCGACATCGCTAAGCTGCATCTCGATATCCTGGATCTGCTCAATGAGTAAAATCTGCCTGTTCTCGGCGTCTAGGAGATCGATGGGTTCAATAAAATCATATTGTGTTGGTACTACGGTCATTTCGATTCATTTTAACAATGACCGGCCAATTGCCGCGACTAAGGGCCAGTATGGATCGCAAGACTCCCGCCAGGGTGCCTTTACGACAATTCGGGTTGTGTCGCCGCGTACTTCCATTAATCCGCACATGTCGGGTAGCTCTTCAGTCTTGATCAACCCCTCAGGTGCGGCAAAGTAAAAGCGATTACTTATATGCATCGCGCCTACTCGTTTGTCGGGTTGCTTCAACTCGTGTATAAAATCTCCCCGCGAGACCTTGATCTCGTATGCCCATCGTTCGTTCTTTCGAGATGGATAGCAATTCAAAACAAATGCATCAATACGTTGCTCGTGTGTAACTGCCTTAGAGTGACCTGGTATGTTCATTCTACCGTAACCTGTGCCAAGACGCAATTCTTCAACAAATATCCACTCTGGTTGCTGGTGACGCCTCTTGAGCGCATCGATTACCTGCCATGTGGCCATTCCCTTGGTTTGGCTGTAGAAATGCTCTGGGGTAAGCTGAGCGCGTACTTCCTCGCCTATGTCTGTAAGCCAAAGCTCGAACCTTTGATCCTCGCTCTTGTGACCAAGCCAGCCTTCTCTAAACATTTTACGGATAGTGCTGGCCCTAGGCTTGCCATACTTCTTGGTTGCTTGCGCCTCGGCCCGCCAACCACCATCGCAGCCCCATTCGGCGTAACTTCGACCTGTGTCATGTGGAAAATAGACAATATGAAGACCCTCGTAATCGTGCAGGGCTTGCAGGATCTTCGCCTGTGCCGGCGTTGGGAAGACTTTTACCTTGGGCATATTAGTTTTAGTTATTTTCGCTATGTTCCTGCATATTCATCTGCGCACCCTGCTTGGCAATTTCGGGGCGCTCTGGTTTCCACTTCAATGTAGGCGGGTAGCAATAAACAACAAAGTCTGTGCTGTAGCCTCGCCCACAATATGGACACCAAGTAATCCACCCGTCACCGATCGACATATTATTGCCACAATCGCAATCGATGAAGCATTGTGTGTCCTCGGCTTGTGTCTGTCCATTATACTTGATAAACAGCCTAGCACAACGTAGCAGGAAACGCCTGATGGGATTCATGTGGTGCCACCAGTCATATCGATGCCTTAATTCTTCGCCTCGCTTGCGAATTCTCTCTTTTGCAGCTTCCGATAAAGTAAACTCTGGTTTGGATGTCATTTTATTATCCTCAGCGATGTGCCATAGCTTGCCTAATCTCTCAATTAGTTTCATTTTTTCCTGACCATTCTCTTTTCCTTCCTATTTCAAGCTCTACCATTTCGATGATTGCGAGCCTTGGAATAGTAATTGCCTCCATCATTGCTCCATCAGGTCTCATACAAAGCGAAACAAGCACATAGTCATCATTTTCATCAACTAGGTAGCCAACGGTTGAGTGTTCTATTGCTCCAAGCTCTTTGGCCCTATCCTTATAAAAATTGACCGATCTCCATTGAAACTCCAAGATAATTGAATCGCGCCAAGTAACCCTAACTCCAGTATATCTTATTGGTTTTGCGTCCATGATCCCATACTCCTTTTGCGTATTTTATCCTCAGGCCCCCTAACCATGAAGTGCCATGTAATAAACAGCCAGATTATCCATGCGCTTATTCTGTCATGCTCGCGCCAGATCCACCACTGCCCGCTGATCGTGTTCCGCTTACGATGCTTTATGGTATGTATCGTATAGATAAGCCACCAAAAGCCAGTTACAAGCCAGCCGAGCATTTATTACGCCAATCTGTGTTCTTCATTTTGGCTGAGATCAGACTCTTCCAATCCGACATCTTTTTCTTATCTTCTTCGTCTATGATATAGAAGGGGTCATTTGAGCCGTCAGGAAAATTGCGGTCCATCAAAACGACGGGTGTATCTGAAAATAACTCTTGCGATGAATCATCAAACCATTCGACGACTGGCTTGCCCATATCAACATATCTCTTTGGCATTAACAGTACTCTGGGCATTGGCATATTATTTGTCCACCATCCTGCATCGCTTAGTCGGTCAAAGGGATCTCGGTAGCAATACAAACACTGCCCTCCCTCTCGGATATGCATTATCAGCGGCAGTGCCTCAATCGTTATATCGTGTTTGTCCCTACTCATATGGGTTTTCGGTTCCAAGTCAATTGCTAATTGAATTTCTTTATGAACCGCAACAATGTCAGATCTAGTTCTAACAATAAGAGATTGCAAAGTGTAAACTCTTCGCAGTCTATCAATTACCTCTTTAGGTAGAGATTCATGATAGGTCATTTCGCCAACAAGAAATCCTACGCTCTCGCAAAATTCTTTGATGTCCTTTTGTAATTCCGAATGTGGTTCCCAATCTACCCTTGGTTTAGCCATTTGCCTATTCTATTATGCGCAACAGTAAATCGTTGCTCGTCAATCTCAATCCCAATAAATCTGCGCCCTAGTTTGAGTGCCGCTACTCCCGTTGTGCCAGAACCCATCATGGGATCAACAATCCAATCCCCAGGATTACTTAGTATCTTAATGTAATACTCTGCTTCAGTTGTGCTTTGTTCCCATTCCTGTAATTCCTTATCTGGCGGTGTTGAAACCACCAAATCGTCAACGAAATCATTGGTGCCGCGCGTGCCTTTTACAAACCAAACAACAGGTTTCCAGTGTATGCGCACATCTTTGCCCTGAAATCTTCTGGCCCCGCCCGTATGCTTTATGGCCAGTAACCACCAAAATCGCAAGTGTTCCCGCATTCGATTCAAAATTGAAAACATGGCATAGTGTCCCGCATATGCCATTACGCTACCTCCATCGCTTAGTAATGGCACGGCCAATTCTGCCAAGTCGCCATATAGGGAAATAAAATCTTTACCATATGGCGGATCTGTAAATACAAGCGGACTGATGCCATTCTCTAATTGTGGCAAAACATTTCGGAAATCGTCGTTGAATAACTTCACGTCATTGCCAAGATTATACGGCTCTAGTTCCACCTCTTTGCGCATTTTATCGAGTCGAAATCGGCGAGCCTCTCTGTATGCCCCCTTCACAGTGAGATCGTTTGTCTCGCTAGCCATCAACTTGGCTATATATTGATTAAGATCTTCGTCTGGCCAATCATTGAGTTCGTCAGCCCATACTTGTAATTTCTTGGGGGCTATATCTGATAAACTAGTACGCTGGGTACTAGTTTTTGGTCTGCCTTCTACTATAACCCCCTGCTCTCTCAGCCAATCTAAATCATTGCCCATCAGTACAAGATTGCGTATTCTTTCCTTTGCAATCTTGTCCTGTTTTTCTTTATCGGCCCCAACTTTCTTGGCAATCTTCGCAATCACTGACAGCTTAGCATCAATATCTGCTCGCTCATGTGGCTCTGCGCCCTCAATAATCGATGCTATTTTATTGTATTCCGCAAGCTCATTTGGCATTGATTCCTTATTGTTTTTTTCTATTATCTCATCCATTCGCATCTACCTCCTTAGAAAGACAGTCGGCTAATCAATTACTGGCTAACACTTATCGATAGTTTTCCCGTCATCGGTCATCAGGTAAACATCAACATTGTTAGCCATAACTGTACTGGAGACGACGTTAGGCCCTTCCAATTTGACCTTAACGACTTTTGTCCCCTTTGCCACACGTTCCGGTAAACCAAAGGGTATGTAAGGTGGGTCGGCGGAACCTGTTACTTCGTGACGGTCCCAGTCTACCCAGTCTGACGCAGGCTCCTCGTCATGTTCAAGAATACGAACTATTATTCTTGCTGATACACATTCGAGTAAGCACACATCGGGGGGATTTGCTGAGCGAACTAGCTTGACGAACATTATCTGGTACCTCCTTTCTTTCTATTTTTTATCTGCATTTCTATCGTAATCAGTCGACTGTGACGCCGACTATCTTTCTGCCATTTAGTATACATGATTTCGGTACAGTTAGCAAATTTCACTTCTCCAACTCCGCGTTGACCATGATCTCGACAAGCTGCTTGAAACTGGTTTTGGGTTGCCAGCCCAATTTGCCTTTGGCCTTTGATGCGTCGCCCAATAGGTCATGTACCTCTGCGGGCCTCATGTGTTCTGCTTCACCGATACACACATGGCCTGGAATACGCACATCAACCTGTTCAAACGCCGCATCTAAGAATTCACCTACGCTGTGTTTTTCACCAGTGGCCAACACATAATCGTTGGGATGATCCTGTTGAAGCATGAGCCACATTGCCTCTACATAGTCGGGCGCATAACCCCAGTCCCGATAGGCTTCAATATTGCCAAGGCTCAATGGCTTATCGGCAGTCCTTATTCCCTTTGCGAATTGAGCAGCCGCACGGGCGATCTTGCGAGTGACAAACTCAATACCACGGCGAGGGCTATTTTTTATTATAACCGTTCCTATGCCAGCCATAAATTGAGAACTGTCGGTCTCCAAATCAAAAACCCAGTTGCAATCTTCACCGTCGTCAATATTTAATATTTCGCCACGTTCCTTTACCCGTGGGTGACTTGGATCTTTGAGTAAATTGGCTCTATAAAACGGCTTATCTGCAATAGTTCTATCAAAATATATAGATGCAATGCGTCTCGCCAGATATAATAGTCCAAGCATTAGCTTTGGACTATTCGTTGTTATACACTCCATATTTCCCGCTTTCGTACCGTCCCCTCTATAATAGGCATTAAAAAATATCTTTTGAATTCTTTCACTGGCATTCAAGATCAATCTAGGCACTATTTTAAAGCCTTCTTTATCATAAATCTGGGAACGTATATACTTGTTAGCTGGAACATTTCCGTGGAGGCTTAGTTGACAAACCCGACTGTCTCCAAAGCCCGATGTGCCACCCCATTCTCTTGTCTTCCCCACGAATAGTCTGGACCATAAAGAGCTAAGTTGGCTACGCATTTCATTGTCATTTTTTGTATACTTAGCACCGCTACCATCCTTTGCAACATAACCGTCTGCTACCATCAGTCCTAGAAATTCGGCCATCTCATCTGATGCAATTGTAAGTGATGGCGCTTCGGGCCAAGAGGATGATACCATCATTTCTTCGCCAACCCGACACTTGTCTGACCTTTTTATGATGCCTTCTTTTGTAATCATGTTGTGATGTGCCGTAGTTTCAATGACGCCAGATCGAGTTTGAATACGAATTATCCTATGATTGAAATCTGATTCTTTTCTATGCGTCGCTGTTATTGCCTTTATTTTTGCCCACTTTAGGCCATCCCAGACTTCTTTCCCATTTACAGAAAAGCCTATGCTCGATTTGCCCTTTCTTTTTTCCGAATATGGTGCAATTTCTGACGCAGATAAAACATCTATTTCCCCATCAAGGCGAACAAGCAACGGTGTTTTTGCTGATATGCACTCATGATTAAAACAGATCCCGCACGCGATGAACATATCAAAGCTTTCTCGATAAACACGCGCTATCCTGTGACTGGCCAACTTAGAAACACCATATGGGGATCTGGGCGTCATCTGAGTTTCCTCATCCTGCGGTGCCGGCTGATTGCCAAACATCTCAGACGAGGACGCCTGATAAATCTTGGAGTCGGGGACTTGTTTCTTCATAGCCTCTAATAGATTTATGAAGCCCAGATAATTCACCTGGTTAGTAAGCCATGGTTGAGTCCAGGACAGATGAACAAATGACTGCGCAGCGAGATTATAGATTTCTTCGGGCTGCGTTGCAATTAGCACCATAGAAAGCGAAACAGCGTCAGTCATATCACCGTATATTGTCTCAAAATTCGGGTGATCTATTATGCCTTTTATGTTTTCTTGATGTGCCGTTGAATGTCGGCGCTCCATCCCATAAACCTTGTAGCCCTTCTTTAATAAAAACTCGGCCAGATACGAACCGTCTTGTCCAGTACACCCCGTAATTAATGCTCTTGACTTGGACATTTTTACCTCCGCTGACCTATTCTACTATTATTTAGGACTTCGCGCAAATGGGGTGTCATCAGGTTGTTAAAGTCATATGGTATTGAGCCTAAATGTTCCCTTGACGCCTTGTTCCTTTTTTGGTATAGTTGCTTTAATCGATGGAGAAATTATAATGCCAAAAGGCCTTTACAAATACACAAGAGAACAATTAGAAGAAGAGATTGAACGTCGCGAACAAGCCAATAGGCTGGCCAATAAACCAAAAGAGCTTGCCGAAAAAGATTGGTCAAGTGTAATCAATTCTTGTAATGAACAGATAGATCACTTGATGAAAGAAGGGCGCGGCGTAAAAGACATCTGTTGTTGGGTTTATGAGGCGGCGATGATAGCTGTTTTTGGCGAGAATATATGGGACTGGATCAATGAGCTAGACGATGGCTAAAACCAGCGCAATCGAATGGACCGACGCTACAATATCCGGCTTCCTAAAATAAGATGGATTACGGATCTGCGCGATGAGTGTGCAGAAGCACATGTTTCTTTCTTCTATAAACAATTTGGAGGTAGGTCAAAGATTGATGGTGCCTGGGGTGGCCGACTGCTTGAAGGTCAAACTTATGATGAAATGCCTAAAAAACATATGGTACCAAGGTAACTTGACGTACTGTTCCTTCTACGGTATGCTTGTGTCATATGAAGGAGACACCATGATCGCAAACAATCCAATTAAGACGCGTAACACAATCTTTGTGCTTGCGTTCCATCTAGCACTAGCATACAAGATTGATAAGTGCGGGGACAACAAAGAGGGTTCTAGATTGTTATGGGCACTCTATAATGATCAAGTAAGCTTAGCCCGAGCAGATACAAACATGAAACATAGTGCTCATGCTATTGCTAAAACTCTGATGGACCTTCCAGTTAGTGAAATCCACAACACATTGATTAGGCCGACAATTGAAATAGGCAAGGAATCATCATGAACGATTATACATTTTTAGACATGCTTGCCGTCGCCTCGTGGTTTGGATATTGGATAGGTATTCCAATGTGTATGGCTATGTGCGTTACCTGGACACACCGATATAACAAGTTCCTGGATGACCTAGACGCAAAGGCGGAAAGACACTAGAGCTAACCATTCAAGAGATATTAGAGCTTATAGAGCTATGTAGCAAGGCGTGCGTTCTTCCTATTCATAAAATCGTATTTGATCATCCTTTGGAGAGTGAGCAATTCATGTCTGCCCAAGCGCAAGCCGCACGTATCTTAGCAAGATTGGATAAAGAATATCCAGGTTTTATGCCGATCCCCCATGATGGAATAGAGTGGAAAGACAGAGTCAAATGATTGATTTAGAGAAGCGAGCAAACGAGGCAGAGACAGCATTTATAGTGGCCGCACGCACCGCCAGAACAGATGAAGATTATGATCAGGCGAGCGGTCTGGCTATTGAATACTTTAGTGTTCTAAAACTGAAGAGACTTAAAAGTACCGTGATAAGGGACGAGAAATGACCACCCCACTTGAAAAGTACAAGCTTACAATTGAGTCCGCCGAAAAAAAGCCAAGAGGAGCGGTGTTATCAAGCGCCAATATCCTTGCCGACATTGCTCAATATGCCAAGCAACTCGAAGCTGAGAATGAGACGTTGATTGCAGTCATAAAGTGCGGCGCAACAATGGGGGCGATTGCCGATAATTATCTGTATAACTGGCTAAATAATTTTGAAGCCATCGGAGGTGAGTGATGACTAACGGATTTAATAAATATCTTGAATATCAATATAGACAAAGCGGAGACTTCTATACTGCTCTGTTCCAAGCTATCATGATGGCCGATACTAAAAACACGGCTCGTTTGGCTAAGGGTTTTCCAAGCGAGGTAGAAGCTTATAGAGTATGGTCCCGCGTTGGCGTAGATGAGTTCGTAAAGCACGTCTCGCATGATCATGCGCTTCTACCAAGATTCCGGGACGAGTATGCTTTGGAGATTGATTAAATGGACCATTCCAAAAACAAACGCGCTGCGCGTCTCATGGGTCTTCGTAGGACGGGTGCGATCATACTGGATCAACCCTGTGAATTAGGCTACCATTGCCCAATCTGCGAATACCCTATGATGTCAGAAGATGGGCAACATTATGACGAGCGCCTTCATTGGAGCGAATATAACTCATTCATTTGGTGCGAGGTTTGCAATTTCGATTACCCATCTGCGCTTTGTATGCCAGATCCAAAAGAGGCCACTGAGATATTCTTAGACATTGTAGATAACGCCATCATTGAAAGAATTAAAACAATTTGGTAATAAAGGAATTCAAACAAATGAATCAACTTAAATATTATTGGCCCAAAGGCTCGCGCTCAAGGCCGTGCGCTAATCCTCTATGTGATCGCAATTCTTGGGCTGTATGGACCGATCGATTACCCCCTAGACCAATGGGTACAACAGGCGTCTTCGAAACAAGAACGTGTTGTCGACAATGCGCTGAGATCATTTATAAAGTATGGCATGAGGTGAAATATGGCGAAATTATTCAAGAAGGGGCCGGTTCGAGTATCGAGCCAGAGCTTGAAAGAGAAGGGCGTATATGATATTGTGCTTGAGAAAATGCAAGCTGCCATCAATACCGAAATTGAAGATCCTAACGGCAAATTTAATGCCAATGATTTAGGACAACTACAAAAAGAGCTATATGGATGAAGACCGTAGGAGCTAAACAAGTGAACCTAACAGTAGTAATGTTCGGCTCATATTTGTTGGGTAGTGTCTTCTTCATCATTGGATCAGCCATTGGGCTTTATTTGCAATTGAGCGGAGGTGAGTGATGAAAGAGCAGGTCAATTTAATTGTGCAAATAAGCGTTGTAATCATGGTGGACAAAGAGGAGTGATCCGAGGATTGGACTATCGAGAAAGAGATAGGTTATCAAATAAGTTTCGATGATGCTATTGAGTGGACGGTTGATGGAGTCCGCATTGTAGGGCCATAGCCCTAAGAGGTGAGTGAGTGTTCGTCCTCTGTTTGATATGCGTCTGGGCTTATGGTGTAACGGCATTAGTGGAATATTGTTCCGGTTGGCTTTATAGAATGGTATTACAAAGCCCTCGGAGGTGAGCGATGGCAGGTTTGTTTAAGAAGTACATAATCGCAAAAGCAGATGGAAGCGAGGTGGACCCGGAGGCAGTTTACTTAGTACTGAGGCTCGATACTGATCCCCACGCGGAGAAAGCCGCTG